AAGTTAGTATGACGACGATATACAACCTTGAAGAAGGTAATTTGAGGATTACCAGTTAAATAAACATCCTGTGCTCCATAAGCTACTAATTGAAGAAGACCACCACCCATTTACGCTATATTCTTTATACTATTAGAGGAGAAAAAAATATCAATTAAATGTATGTATTAATATATTTATTATATAAAAATTAATATTAATTATTCTATTATAAAGATGTTCAAAGAAAAATCATCAAAAAAAAAATATATTTCTGACAATAATGAGGTTTTTACATTAGATGCGATGCATAACAATATTATAAAGAAGTTTGAGGTTACAAACAAGGACAAAGAAAACTACAAGATATTGTTGTGTGATTTAGAAAATCAGTCAAACCTTATTATGGAAAATATAGAGACATTTAAGAGTATTCACGACAAGGAATATATAAATAATCTATGGACGAGCAATATTATTATAAGAGAGAAAATAATTGAGCTCAAGAATAATATTAAAGAGTTGGATTCGTATAACGAAGTTGAATATTATAAAAATACAAGCTATATATTATTTCAATATTATGATACAGTTGAAAAGCAGTCTCATATAAGTAATACGCACGCTTCAATATCTAATGGCGTATGCATTTCTTCAAGCGAACTGCTAAGCAGACAGCCAAAGATATACAAAAATGACTCTAAGAAGAAGCGCTCTTCTGTTTCAGCTACAACAATAAATGTATTAGATGCTCTTAACAATTTAAATATAGAAAACAATTTAATTAGCGATAATAAGCAAAGTAAAAATAGTGATATACATAATACAAGTAATAATCTTGATAATAGTAATGCTAATTCTTCTATGCAAACATATACCAATCAATCTAATCATAACGCTAATGCAGCTAATGCAGCGAATGCAGCTAATGCAGCAAACCCATATAGTTATAGTAATAATAGCACGAATACATATGAATATTCAAACAGTGCGAAGGATAATATAATTGATAAGAGTTCTCTTGTTGATAAATATATGTCTATCATAAATAAAAAGTATGTTAGAAATGTTGAAGAGGAAGACATAGAGATATGTAAAAATTGCAAAAATCCAATGACTTGCTTGCAGCACGATGCTATAATTATTTGTAATATATGCGGTTATCAAGAGCTACTTCTTGTAGAGCAGAATAGACCTATATTAAAACAGAATACGAAGGATACTTCACATTTCAGTTATAAGCGTATTAATCATTTTAGGGAATGGTGTAATCAAGTTCAGGGTAAAGAGAGTACAGATATTCCTGACGAAATATTTGAAAAGATTTTAACAGAAATAAAGAAAGAGAAGATAGTGGATACTAAAACAATCACTTATAATAAAATGCGGGATATTCTCAAACGGCTAAGGATAAATAAATATTACGAGCATATTAATTATATTATTAATAGAATTAACGGAATACCTACCCCGCAATTTAGCCAAGATCTGGAAGATAAATTATGTAATATGTTTAGAAATATTCAAGCACCATTTTTAAAACATTGCCCGAAAGATAGGAAAAACTTTTTGTCTTATAGCTATGTATTATATAAATTTTTTCAAATATTAGGATTGAATGAATATCTTAAATATTTCCCATTATTGAAAAGCAGAGAGAAACTATATGTACAAGATCAAATATGGAAGAAAATATGCTTAGAACTTAATTACGAAATAATACCTTCATTGTAATGGATCTCCTATTTAAATTCCGTTAGGGAAACCAACCATCCTGAAGCCTGCGCCTAAACCGACGCCTTGTCTTGCGCCAGCTGAAACTGCAGGGGATAGAAGGTCAAGAACAGAGAATGTGCAAGCAGCAGTTAATGCAAGCATAAATATTTCACTCAAATCTAATTTATTATTAGGCAATATTAGCGCTACAAATGCAACTATAAGACCTTCAAATGCATATTTAAGAAGTCTTATTACGACATCCCAGAAATCTACAGAATATTCCATTTTATTATATATATTATATACTATTATAATAATATAAAATATTTTTATACCTATATCTAAACCTGTACCTAAACCTAAACCTATATCTAAACCTAAACCTATATCTAAACCTAAACCTATACCTATACCTAAACCTATACCTAAATATATATATAATATATTATAAATATAAATAAATATATATAATATATATAAATATATATAAGATTTATAATATATAATATTATTAGAAAAGATACTATAAAATGTCAGCAGAAGAAAGCACTAATGTTACAAGCGTTAAGGAGGTAGATTATCTGGATGAGGATAAACCTATTAGAGGGCAAAATTTTGTTTTGCTATCTTTCTTGAGCCCTGAAGATGTTCTTGTTAATAAGGAGGCTTATATGTTCAGCAAATTTATTACTAAATTTAGCGCTGATATGACTACGCTATTGGATGGTATTTCATCAAAATATAGTGATTCAAAAGACTTCGTAGATTCTATTAAAGAGACTAATGCATACATATTCAATCCTAAAGATATGAGCGAACAATATGGATTTTTCAAGTCTGTAAACAATCAAGATCTTGAAAGCTCTTATCATCGCGATAATAACTTTGTAACCTCTATTAGAGGCATCAAAGTACGTGGTGTATTTGATACCATTGAGGAAGCCAAGAACCGCAGCGAATTTGTTAAGAAACTTGATAATAAGTTCAATATTTATATTGCACAAGTGGGTTGCTGGTGTCCGTGGTCTCCTAATCCCGATTGCTTGGAAAATCAAGAATATGCAGAGACACAACTAAATACCCTTATGAAAGAGTATAAGAAGAATATGAATGACAAGGATGTTGTATTTGAAAACAGGAAAGCCTCACTATTTACAGCGGCGAATGCGGGAAATACCACCATTATTGAGAATGAAGCTAACGAAGCTAACGAAGCTAACGAAACAGTAGAGAAAGATACTAAGGATACTACTGAGGAGCTTCCTGTAGAAGCATCAAATAATGATCCAGATACTATTGAAATGACTGAGGTTCAAAAGAGTATTGAACAGGTTGATGCGTGGAGTTCACAAAAACTCGGTATCCAATAAATAATTCAATATAAACATTAAATCCTATAATTTTTTCTTATTTCTTATTATTAAGAAATGAAAGCAATCGCAGTATTTTTATTATTCATAGGGTCTATAATGATTATTCAAGGATACTATAATAATAAATCTGTATGTAAAAAAGATAAGGTAATAGTTAAATATATACCAAGAAGTGTTTATGAGGAACAATTAAAACCCGAAGAAAGTCTTCAAACATTCTATAAAAGTATGTTTGAAGATATTTTATTACATTAAAGTTTTATTTTTATCCTTAATATTAGTAAATGGATATATTAAAAGATATTGAAAAAAACTTTCTAAAAATTAATATATATGAAAAAAAGGCTGATAGTGCAAAATTAAATATAATAAAAAAACAGATTAGCGATTATTTTAAATTCAAGAGTGATGAAAACAATATAGTAATGTTAAAGAAGCAGAAATACGAAGACGATTACAAGAAAGCAAGGGAAATGAATAATTATAATTATGAATTATTTTTAGAGAGGAAGGATGAATTACATCAAATATTTAAAGAAACAAAAACATTAGCATCATTATATGAATATATAAATTATAAAAATGCTGATTACGCAGATATTCCTGATATATATACTTATGAACATATCAGCTTTGATGAACGCGAGGAGCAAGCTGTAGATAAAGAACCCAAGAAGAAAAAGGATTCTGCTGAGAAAAAACCTAAGAAGAAAAAGGATTCTGCTGAGAAAAAACCTAAGAAGAAAAAGGATTCTGCAGAGAAAAAACCTAAGAAGAAAAAAGATTCTGCTGAGAAAAAACCTAAAAAGAAAAAGGATTCTGCTGATAAGGCAGCTGCTGTTGTAAAAGTAAAAGAATGTCCTGAAGGCAAAATACTAAACCCTATAACCAATAGGTGTATTAAAGATGTTAATTATAAACCTAAGCCTAAATAAAAATTATAAAATAGATAATTAAATAGGATATTATGGTAAAAAATATTCAAGAAAATAAAACATTTAGAATAAACTGGTTTAGCTTCGCCTTTGCTTTTATATTAGGGGTTATATATGTATATATTTCCTCGCCTCCCATAAGAAATGTTATAAAATACCCGACGCCTTATAATGCGAATAAAATAGTATACAAAAACAATGACAATCAATGCTATAAATATAGCGCAGAAGAGGTTAAATGTACAGCGTCTTCCTTGACACAACCTATTATATAGGGTTATGATATGATATATTTGATTTACCTTAATATTTATTTTTTTTAAATTTTTATAAATTAGAATGAATAAAAAGGGGTTTGGAAAAGGGCTTATAAAAGACCTTAAAGACCGTGGGGGATTAAGAGTTACAATAGACAGGCTGTTTTATGACGATACCGGACAGATAATTGTGAGTGCCCTATTTGGTCTTGCGTTAGCCCTGTTATTTAGGCGTATATGTAAGGATAATTGTGTATTGTATTCAGCGCCTGATATTAAGGATATAGAAGGTAATGTATTTAATCTGGAAGATACTTGCTATAAGTATAAATCATATCCTGTTAAATGCAATCCTATAGATAAGCCATTAGAACCGTATGATATTAATAAAACACCTGATAATCTAATTAGTATCCCTGGATTTTTTGAAAAAACCTTTTTTAATTCTACATAATTACATAAAACATATTTGCGTAATATAAATTATATTGAAAATATTATCTATCAATAGATAGAATTATATAATGTCAACACCTATAAGCACATTACCATTGAAAACGCAACAATCAAATACTGGTGATGTTAATGATATTAATGATCCCATAGTCCAAGATGTTTTAAATGAGTTTCAAGAAGAATTAATGATTTCAAAACAACCTAAAACACCACAAATATCCCAGCAACAACAAATGCTTATGCAACAGCAGCAGCAACAACAACAACATCAGCAAATGCTTATGCAACAGCAACAACAGCAAATGCTACATCAACACCCTCCATTGCCATCTCATTCTCCTAATGGCAGCAATGGCAGCAATAGCAGCAATAGCGGTAATAGTTTAAATAAATATGACAGTATTTCATCTTATTTAGATACTGAAGTCGCAAAAAAAAGCTTGATATTAGTTATTATAGCAGTAATAATATATCATTCTGGTATTATTAATACAGTATACGAGAAGATGCCTGAGTATCTACAAGATAATTTAAATACATTTGATATATATATTAAATCAATATCGCTATTTTCTATCATATATGTATTATCATTCTTTGAATATATCTAATTTCATTATATTGTCTTATCTATAAGTTCTATATTCCATAGAATTATTAGCATTATTGGCATTAATAGCGTTAACAGCGTTAACATTGTTAAAAGTGTTAATATTATTTTTAATAGTGCTTGAAAATATATTAAAATATTTAAGTATGAAAAAGACGCAAATGAAAAATGATGTGAATATTACAAATATTGTTATACCAAACAATAATGTATATGACAAGGCATCATAATTATTTTTATTAATTACTACAATAGAAACGATAACTATTGCATATAATAGCATATATAGAGAAAATACTGATATAAACAAATTTTGATTTTTATCGTTTGCATAGTAAGCCCATACTAATGACCCGTATACTACTAATGTAAGCATTGAATACCCTAAGATTGTGAAGATCTTTTCTACTATTTGGTCGTTCTCTGTATTTGAAACATAGTTTTCATACATTATTTAAATATTCTCTTAATAATAATCTATATTTTTTATTTAGATTATAATATATCATATGAAAGACTTCCTAAATATATATTGTTAGTATCATAACCGCGGATATGTATGTTTTTTGTATCTAATCCCTGAGAACCATATACTTCCTCATTATATATACCTTTATCAACTCCATGCGTTTCCTTATTATATTCTAATGGATTCACAATATTAGTTTGTGCAGCCAGAAGATTTTCTTCAGTTATATAGGGTACAAGAGAATTGCCAGTATTATTTGTTGCCTGGCTTGGTATTGATATCTTTTTGTCTGCATTAATGTTCGCCATATTCATTACACATTTTTCACAGGTTTCGTTAGACTTGCTCCCGTGGCTATGTTTGTGTTCTTTGCTATGTTCCTTCGGGGGTTCGCTATCGCTGCTATTGCTGCTATCGCCTTCTTTCTTATTCTCTTTTTTATTCTTGAGTTCACTTGTATATACTCTAAAATATAGTAATAATAGACATATTGACAATATAAATCCAAAAATATTATCAATAAATAATAGGAATACCATACAAGTTAATGCTAAATAAAATTGTATCATTGAGTCTTTGAAAAGGGGTTTAAACGGGATATCTTTGATAATTAATATAATAACTAATAATATCACTGCTAAAAGTCTTAAAGAATTGATAATCATTATTATTTTTTAATACTTATCTTCTACTATAATCCATATAAAAAAATGACACATATATATATATGTATTTAAGTATTATTAGCAATAATAATGTATTCAATCTTATCCAAAAATGGTTATGGAATTTTAAAATCTGCATTAGATGAAAAGAAACTTGAAAATATTAGGAAGGATTTAACTATGATTCCCAAAGTTAATTTTGATATGGGTGTATCAAAAAATACTTTGTCAGCCGAAGAATTAACTTTTCAGTTATATAGTGAGAATGAAAAAAGAATATATATTCCGCGATTTTATGGGTTGCAAAAGTATGGCGCTCCTTCATTATGTAAATTAACAAGTGGTGAAGATATAAATGTAGAATTTATTGGATCACTAAGAGAAACGCAGCAAGAACCCATTGAAAACTTTTTAAAAGCCGCACGCGATCCTCTTAAAATGGGAGGTATCATATCTGTTCCCTGTGGATTTGGTAAAACTATTATGAGTCTATATATTGCTTGTAGCTTGAAAAAGAAAACTATGTTTATAAGCCACAAAGATTTTCTTAACCAACAATTTATAGATACAATTGAGCAGTTTGCGCCAGGGGCAAAGGTTGGAATAATTAAGCAGAAGAAAGTTGATGTCGCAGGAAAAGATTTTATAATTGCTTCGCTACAATCTCTTGCAATGCGCGACTATGACATCGGGATATTTGATGATATTGGGTTTGTAATAATTGACGAAGTTCATCATACAGGTGCTCAAGTATTTTGCAAAGCATTTAGGAAATTAAATAACCCTGTAATACTTGGATTATCAGCGACATTGAACAGGAAAGATGGAATGAGGCGTGTATTTGAATATTACATAGGGAAGTCTGTATATACTTTGAAAAACAAGGAATTCTGTGATGTTAATGTACAGGTTCATAAATACTTTGAAACACATATTGATTATTCCACTGTAAAACTTATGTGGAACGGAAAAGAGAATGGCGCGGGAATGATTAATAATGTATGCTCTTTTATACCGAGGACAGAATATATAATTTTCCTATTAAAAGATATCTTAAGAAAAGAACCTGATAGGCGCGTGCTTATTTTAAGCGAACGCCGTAATCAATTAAAGGATATTGAGAGATATATTATTGATTGCAATATTGCTGGTGGCGGCGGCTATGGATTTTATGTAGGTGGTATGAAACAAACTGACCTTGCGATCTCTGCAGAAAAGCAAATAATTCTTGCGACATATCAGCTGGCCAGCGAGGGGTTCAATGTACCTTCTTTAAATACAGTAATATTTGCAAGCCCAATATCAGATATCCAACAATCTATTGGGCGTATTCTAAGAGAAGTTCCTGAAAAACGAAAATATACTCCATTATGTATTGATATCCTTGATGACTTTTCAATATTCAAAAGAAAAGGAGCAGCCAGACAAAAATTCTATAATACCAATAAATACAAGGTATCCTATTACATTGATAATGAAAAGATTGAATGTGAAGAGAATACTGTGAATGATTATGGTAATGATGACGCTAATGACACAGATAATACTAAAAAGAAAGCAATGTTTATTGAAGAAGATGATTAATTATTATAATATTATATTAAAGTAAAAGAATTAAATATTTATTATGAAATATGAAGGATATTATTATCTTATATTTTTTGTATTTGTAGGAATATTATTAATCGGATTTTATTACAATATGCTACAGCAACAACAGCAACAAATGCATAATCAACATCCACAAAATCTACAACAATATCATCTACATCAACATAAAGCTATGACATCAAATCCTGCTAAAGCTGCTAAATATACTAATGCAGATGATGATCATATCAAATTATACAAAGATGATAGCATATATAAAAAAACAAATAATATAAACAATTACACATATAATATAGAGAATGTTGATATTCTCAAAGGTAATACAAGCAATAGCGATAATAAATTAGAAAGTCAAAATCATCGCTTATATGATCCTGAGTTAGACGAGGTATATAACACGACTTTAAGAGGAACTGCTAATGATCCTAATGAAACTATAGAAATATATGATTATAGCGTTAAACCTAACAAAACTGATTTACCTATTGTAAATGCTCCATTGCATTTACTGCAAACTGATGCACCACTAAGATTATCTGAGAAGAGGCATACTGCTTATTAAGCTTTATTAAGCAAAGCTTTTCTAATTTTCAATTATATTTTCAATTATTTTGGTGTAATTGTTATACTTAGCAACAATTTCATTTTTTACCGTGGGACATACATTATTATATTTAGCGAATGCATTAAAATTTCTTATAAAATTATTTATTTGTTTTTCAGTATTCACATTATACTCATATGTGAGTGGATTCATATTGAAATAGCAGTTGAGATGCACAGTCTTAGAAAGTCTTAAATTTTTCCAATTAGTATCGCAATTAATGCACCAGTGCCTAAGCACTACTTCCTCTCCTTCTTCATCTTCACTGTCAGTATCATAATTTGGTACTAATTGTTTAGTTTCTAAGCCAATATTATCGTAATATACGCTTTTATCTGTATTCACCATAATTAGAGACATATCGTAAAACTTCTTAAGATTCTCATTTTTCTCCAATTCCTCAAAAGGCATTACAATTTCGTTAACATACTTACCCCTATAAGAATGAGGATCAACCTTTTCAATATATATATTCTTACCCTTCTTACTGAATAAGATAAGAAATGGCGACCTGTTATGATGAAAATGATATGCGGACAACTGAATCTCTCCAGTGTTATGCTCTACAAATTCTTCGGCGACGACAGCAGCGGTAGCAGCGGTAGCAGCAGACATTTTAGTATAAGTAAAGTTGGATAGAATTTGCTTTAAGTTTTTGATTGAAGACTTTGAAAGTTCTCTGGGTGTATCTTGGTGCAGAAGACAAGACGGGCAAACAGCGGTTGGCGCGTAATTATATTTTTAAAAACAGACAATCAATTTTTAATTTTTTATTATAAATATTATAACAAATGTATTCAAAGGAATATTAGATAACTTTATTCTAATTGCGGACTTACACATTTATTATTTACATCGTAAATTAACTCTTCAATATATCGGTGATTGATATGAAAATTCAAGATGTCAATTAAAAATTCACGCTCTTTTAGTTTAGTACTTGATAAATGTAGTAATCCACCATCCTGCATCTCTATAAACTCTATGTTGGTGTATAATACTCGTTTTATATAATTATATAATTCTAATATATAATATAGTAGCTCAGCTAAACAACTAAAATTGTCATGCTTCTCCAAAATAAATCCATTGCTATTTATTTTTACATTACAATCAAGAATATTCATATTGATAAAATATTTGTCATTTAATATTTCATAATATTTATTACAATTCTTATACAATTCCTCAATAAAAAAATTAAATATTCCTATATTATTTGCAAGAATATCCAATGATCTCGTATAATATGATTTGTAATATAAAGAGCTATTGTAAAAATGTTCTAATTCATATTCTATATTATAGCTACAATACTTGGCATCAATAATATACCCCGAGTATTTATTTTCTATAATAACACCATATAAATCTGTAATAAAATCATAATAATTTAAATTGTCTATATAAGGGTTCTTAGTTATACTTAGCAATTTATCAAAGTAGCGCGTATTAACATATTTGACATTTGCTTTCATATCACTAAGGATAGATTTATATAAAAATTTATATATATGTGATATAATATCCTCTGGTAATATATCTAAATACGAAGGCATTTTATATATATACTAATGATTATTTATATAATGCAAAATAAAAAACATTAAAATATAAAAATATACATAATATACAATTCTGCATAGCAGACTTTTAACAATCCACGAAGTTGGAGTATTTTTTTTGTCCTTCTGTGCTGACAATATTTTCATATAATATACGGAATATATCCATATTCATTCCCTTCTTATTATTAAGTTCTAAGAGATTAACAATATTTTTATTGTCTTCTTGGCTGGCAGATATTTCATCAATCTCTTCTCCAACCATCTTGATATTGTATTCAAGCATTAGATTTGTATAATCTGTAAATATTCCTTTGAAAATCCTTGCCTGTTCGTATCCATAGCGAATATTTAAGACTTCATAAAATTTTAGAATATCCATTGTATTTGAAACATTCATATTTCTCAAATCATTTGGATTAATATTATAATAGCAGTAATATTTACCTGTTTCAACCTTTTTAATCTTTGTAGAAAAGTCTTCAATGAAATATGCACAATCTATAAACCAATCCCTCTTCTCTTTGTAGATGGTCTTGTTGTATTCTCCTGAAGAATAATAATCCAATGTCTTCGTTTCTATGATTTTGTGCTTGTTTTTTGTAAGAACGAGAGATAACTCATAATACATCTTCAAATAAGTATGTTTCATAAGCTCTTCAAATGGAATAATTATTGCACCAACACTTTTGATATCAATGTAAATGAGGTCGCCAAACTTGATAAACAGAAAATATTTGAGATATATAACATTACCATTGCTTTTAGGATTTAGTCCTGCATCAAAAACTCCAGAAAACTCCATATCCTTGATATAATGATATATGTATTGAAGCATTGTCTTTAGCTGCGTTGGAGCTGTCTTTAGCTGCGTTGGAGCTGTCTTTAGCTGCGTGGAGCTGTCTTTAGCTGCGTTGGAGCTGTCTTTAGCTGCGTGAAGCTGTCTTTAGCTGCGCGGAGCTGTCTTTAGTTGCGTGTGTTCGTTTGATTAACTTGAAGTTTTACTTTTTACTTGGTATATCAACGATGATACGCGATACAACAAATGAAGCCTTTGATAATATTTTAAAGTATTAATTAATCAATTTTTTAAATAGATTATAAAAAAATAGAACATATATATTATATATTTAGATACTTATATTATGCACTCAATATTTGCGCTATAATATCCTTATTATTATCTAAATTCTCTAAATAAGGAGCATATTTCTTGCTATTGTTTTCACTAATAAGATGGTTGTATATAATAAATAATATGTCTATATTCATACCTTCTTTTTCATTAAATGCAATAAGTTTAATGATATTTAGCTTATCCTCTTGAATTGCTGAGATTTCATCAAGTTCTTTTTCTATCAAGTCTGCGGTATAGTCAATCGCAAGTTTGGTGTAATTGATTAAACTTTTTTTAAAATAGTAAATTTGTTCATATCCTAAAAATGTTTTGTTAAATCTATCAATATGTGATTTAGTTGAAATCTCCATATTTCTTAAATCATTTGGATTTATATTATAATAGCAAGAATACTTATCTTTTTGTATTTCTTTATTATTTATTACAAAATTTTCAACAAAATATGCACAATCTATAAACCAATTTCGTTTTTCTGTATATACAAAATCATAATGATGGTAATGCTCGCGATACTCTGTATTATTTATTTTTTCAATAACTATATTTTTATTTTCAATAAGCAGAAGAGATATTTCATAATACATTTTCAAAAGCTTGTTTTTCCTAAACTCTTCAAATGGCATAATGACATCTCCAATGCTTTTAATATCAATATATATTTTGTTATCAAACTTAATGAATAGAAAATATTTAATAAATATAATTCGTCCGTGAGCAATATCAAATAATCCAGAAAACTCCATACCGGGGATATTATGATATTTGTTGGTAGCCATTGTATATTGAATATATATTATATATGGTATATATATTATATATGGTATATATATGTATATACGCTTGATCAGTTTTTGTATTTTTGTAAATATAAGAAAAATAAAAAATTTACTTAAATGTTATAGCAGTTAATGATTATAACAAATGATTCCTATTACTACACCAGTCGTAGCTATTACTTGCTACTTAGCATATCCCAAGCATCTTCGCATAAACCCTGAATTATTATACAAGGTATCTGTTATTCATAATGCGCTATTAGTGATGTTTAGTGCGTGGACTTTTGGATCGCTCACAAACATCTTGTATAATGAAGGGATTGTATTCAAATCAAATTATTATTTTCAAAACCGTCAATTTGATACTATCATTTATTGGTTTTATATTTCAAAATATTACGAGTTTGCAGATACATTCTTATTGTATCTTAATGGTAAGACGCCAATATTCCTTCAAAAATACCATCATATTGGTGCAGTTATAAGTTGGCATTTAATGTATCAATACAAAGTTGATATGGTATGGATGGCATCTCTCTTAAATAGCGGAGTGCATACCGTAATGTATTCTTATTATCTTGGTTGTCTATTAAAAATAAATCAAGTAAGACTTATAAAAAAATATATAACATCTATGCAATTATGCCAGTTCTTCATCTTGTATTCCAATTTCTATCTATACCGTCCTCCTATAGAAACTTGGTTTAATTACGGTATTATTACTTTATTTGCTGCATATGGTGTTGGTATTATTGGTCTTTTTGGTAGGTTTTATTATGATTCCTATATACTTAAGGACTTAAGGAAAATATTATAACATATAATAAGAAAAAATGTGTAATATTATATATATATTCTTTTTATGTATCAATATGTGCTAAAAATTTAAAAATTTAAAACAATTTCCATTGTTTTCTTCATCAATTTCTTTTTGTAAATTATTTTCTTCATCTTTAAGCATTTTCAATAATTTTTTATCTTCTAATGTAATAACAATTTCTTCATCTTTAAGCATTTTCAATATTTTTTTATCTTCTAATGTAATAGCATTTTCTTTATCTTTAAGATCTTTTAATTTTTTTTGATATTGTAATATCATATCATTTTTATCAATATCAAATTTTTTTTTATATTTATTATATCTTATTAAATCTTTAGTTGTGAGAAATTGTAGAATATTTGTAGATACTAAAATAGTATCATATTTAGCAATATCATTTTTAATTTTTTCTATTTCTTCAATTTCTATATCATCTTCTTTTGTTAGATGTAGAAATTCTAAATTATTTCTTTGTTTATTATATTTATCAATATATTCAATCATTATATTTTGTTTTTCGCGTAATTTTTCAAGTATTTCTCTATAATTTTTAAAGCGAACAACACTGCTTAATATTGTTATCAAAATGCCTAATGAAAGTACTAACACATTTATAAGTGTAGTAAGTAATTTTTCATTAAAAACTAAATGATCATTTTTATTTATATATTCAATAATAATTAATCGTAGTGCTTCTATAAATGTAACTAAAGATGATGTTATAAATAATATTAGAGTTATTGTATAATATTTTTTATAATATTCATCATATGCAACTAAAGCTATAAATAATTGATTTTTAATTTTTGTAATAGTATCGTTAATTTTTGTAATTTGATTATTGACAATAATTTTTTTTTTATCTTTCTTTATTAAGTCCATTTCTATTTATAATATAAATAGCTTTAAACTATTTTTAACTGCCCGTCCAAATATGTAATAAAATTTGAGTAATATAATTAAAATTGATTAAGATTTTTAAATATATGGACAGCGATATACCAATTTGCCAAAGTCAAACGAAGTATATAATAGCAAACAGCAAGCTAACGACAAAGCTAACGACAAGCGACCGCAAAGCGACAATGAACCACACTATTGCAAATGCTGAATGTACTGGCGTGTTTTGTCAGGAAAAATACAAAGCGTATTCCTTTCGTTATAATATGCCTAAATCTACAGTTTATCGCTATGGGTTAATAGGTGATTATCATCTCTTTATCCGTAGCGGAGACAAGATCTATATGGAAGTTAAGAGGGTCGGTATGATTGTTATTTCATATGCTGAACTTCAGCAGAATAAATATTGGAGGTTTTACTATGAATTGTCGCTTCTCCTCGCAAAAGATAAGCATAAAGTGATAAAGAATGAAGCGTTTAATAAGGACTATGATGAGATTTACGACTATACAGGAAATAGGACATGGTCTTTGGATACTGCATATATTGATTTAGATCTTGATAAAACCTACAAGATAATCCCGGGTGGAAATGTCTGCTATTACAATATAAATCCATTTGACTTGGAGAAGATGGAATACTCTTCGCCGCAAGAAATGAAACTCTTTCGGCAAACATATATATGCCGAAGTGATGTTAGGTTGAATTATTTTCTAAATAAATCAGTGCTTTATAAAAACATCGCAATGGAGTATGTAATGAATGAGAATAAAAAACATATCCTCAATCTTGCAACTCTTAATAGTAAATATTGTATGAATGATGATATTTTAACGAAAATATATAATAATATTAATGTAGGAGGTAAATACGAGTTTCTTACAAGTAAAGAAGAAAACAATGCCCTAATATTGGCTGAGTAAGCGCAGCGTAAGCAGGGTAAGCAGCGTAAGCAGCGTAGTATATATGTGTTATTTATTTTTTATATTTATTTAAAAATTGATAGCGATGCTTGGATTCTTGAAGCAAGAGATATACGGATTTTCCAGATACAAATTGAGTATATATATATAGCCATCAGCCGATCTAACAAGCAAATCACAAAGCAAACAATAATGAGCAGCATAGAATGCAGCGAATGCACCGAATGCACTGGCGTATTTTCTCAGGAAATATATGTTGCATATGCTTATTATTATAATGAACCTGAAGCTATGACGCATCGTATTGGGATAAGTGGCGATTATCACCTATTTGCCAAATATGGAGACAAAGTCTATATGGAAGTTAAGAATGTAGGTGAAATCGTGATGTCATTTGCCGAACTTCAAAAAAACAAATATTGGAAATATTACTATGATCTGTCGCTGATGCTCGCAAATGATAAAAAGATAAAGAATGAGCCATTTAACAACTTCTATGACGAGGCATATAAATATACGGGTAATGACGATGATGAATATACTGAAAATAGAGTGTGGTCTTTAGATACTGCATATATTGATTTGGATATTGATGAAAACTTCAAGCATACCTATAAGATAATTCCAAGCGGGAATGTATGCTGTTACAAAATCAATCCCGCAGAAGTGGAGAAGATGGAATATGCATCACAACAAGATATAGATATCTTCAACGAGACTTATAAGTACCGAAATTTTATAAGGTATGGATATTTTATAAATAGGTCGGTTATTTATATGAACATCGCAATAGAATATCAAGTATCAAAGATGGAGAAGGAACTTGTAGAACTTTCGGCATACTTTGAGGATAAGAAGGATGTTCTTAATCTTGTAGAAACTCTTAATGATAAATATTGTATGAATGACGATATATTAGCTATCATCATCAACAACCTCCTATATTAAAAATATTGACAAATTAGAAAGAATTGCCAAGATATAATGGCTGTATATGTATAATTTTGTAAGAATATATATTATATATATTATATATTTTTTATATTTTACACAATATGTTCTATTTTTTATTTTTATTATTCAAAAATTGATTTTAAGTACCTAAATTTATAAACAGAGATATACCGATTTGCTAAAGTTAAACGAAGTTAAACGAAGTTAAACGAAGTTAAACGAAGTTAAACGAAGTTAAATTGAGTATATATAGCAACAAACAAAGCTACAATGAGCAACACTTCCAGCGATAACCACGCTCCCAGCACTAACCACACCATCGCAGCGATAGCAGATACCGAATGTTCTGGCGTGTTTTCGCAGCGAATACGTGAAATGCAACCCTATTACAACGCGCCTAACTATATGTCGTGTAGTGGCGACTATCACCTATTTGCCAAGCACGGGGACAAGGTATATATTGAGGTTAGGAATGCAGGCGAGATTGTGATTTCGTTTGCTGAACTACAAAAAAACAAGTATTTGAAATATTACTACAACCTGTCGGTTCTTCTCGCGAACAACAAGCATAGACTGATAAAGAACAAGGATTTTAACAAGACATATAACCAAATATATGGATATACAGCAGGTAGGGTATATACAGGAGATAGGGTATGGTCTTTAGAAACTGCCTATATAGACAAAAGCGACTTGAATAACTTCAAGATAATCCCAAGCGGGAATGTCTGCTATTACAAAATCAACCCATTTGATTTGGATAAGATGGAATACTCCACGCGGCAAGAACTTGAACGCTTTGAGCTGGGATATATGAACGAACATGAAAGGGTAAAATATTTTATACATATTATGGAAGAACGTTTCAAAAACATCGCATTTGAATACCAAATAGCAAGGATGGAAAATGAGCTTGATGAGCTTTCAGCAATATTTGAGGATAAAAAGAATGCTGTTAATCTTGCAACCCTTAATGATAAAGAGGGTATGAACGGAGATATACTTATGATTATCTACAATAATCTTGGTGGTACTGATGGAAACAATAAGTATAAATCTATTATGACTGAATTAGGAAATTGCAATCGGTTAGAAAGCATTGCCAGGATAATGGCAGCGTAGACTTCTATGTAATATATGTAATATATGTAATATATGTTATTTATTTTTTATATTTAATTAAAAAATTGATACACCAAATATATCAAAAGATACACACAAGACACACTGTTATCGCTGCTATCGCCTCAAACACGATGAACAGCACTATCAATGCAAATGGCAAGTTTGCTTATCACACCTTAGCAAATGCTGAGTTTACAGGCGCTTTTGTTAGGATGGTTAACATTGATTTTACTTATCAATGCAAATATCACCTTTTCATTAAATATGGCAACAAGGTCTATATGGATGTTAAGGATATTGGCGAGCTTGTTATCTCATTTGCGGAGCTACAGCAGAATAAGTATTGGAAATATTACTATGATCTATCACTTCTTCTAACAAATGATAAGAATATGGTAGTACAAGATCTCAAATATAGCAGCGAATATAATGATTATCAGCTATATGATGAAGCAAGATTTTGGTCTATAAATACGGCTTCTATTGAGAATGATATTCACAATGATACTTTGATGGTTATCAGTTATGATGATAACTGTTATTACAAAATAAATCCATATGATTTACAGAATATGGAATACAGCTCTCCAGAATATGTAAATAACTTTAGAGCAATTTATATGTCAAACTTTGAGGGTGAAAATATGTGGGATAATTACTATAGGCTTGCCATAGAATATCAAACACATTTAATAGAAAAGAAATTTGACGAAATATTATAGATATTCTGTATATCTGTATACCTATATCTAAAATAATATGAATGTTATTTTTTGTTATTCTATATAATCTAACCATTTATTTATAATGTTATCAATATAACCTCTTTCTTGTAGTTCATTTTTTACTAATTCTTTATGTCTTTCTATTGTATAATTATCTCCTAATTGTTCTTTGATAATTATTATTATATTTCCTATTTGCTGGTTATCAGAAATATTAATTTTAACTAAATCACTTAAACCGTTAAGACAATTTACTAATCTTGTAATTCTTCCTGTAAAACATTTACATTCAGAATCTAACATTTCAACATTTAATATTTTTTTTATTTCATCTTTGGTGTCTAAATTATTTATAGTGATCCAAAAATGACATAGTAGTTCTTTGAAATTTAATAATAAAACAGAATGAAAATCTAAATTAGAAGTATATTCAAATATTAATTCTTTACATTTGTCTGTTAAAATAGTATCATTTAAAATTTCATTCATAATATTATCTTCATTGATAATAAATTTTTGTTGCATAATATTATTAATACTATTATTTACGGATTCTTGTATTGAATGATTATGTATATTTTGTGAATCATTATATACTTGTAACTGTTCTACATTTTTAATTCTATTTAAAAATCTAATAACTTGAGGAGGAATATATTCAATATCATTATTTTCATAATTAAATCTATTTAAATTTCTACATCTAATAATAGAGATTGGTATATTATTAATTTTATTATTGGCTAAATTTAATTCATCTAAATTAGTTAAACTTTGTATTTCCTTAGGTATAATTTTAATATTATTTGCACATAAATATAATCTATGTAAATTTATTAATTTTCCTATTTCAATTGGTATAACTTCAATATTATTATTATTTAAATATAATGAATTTAAATTTGTTAAATTTCCTATTTCAATAGGTATAACTTCAATTAAATTATAACCTAAATATAATGATTTTAAATTAGTTAAATTTTTGATTTCACTTGGTATATTTAAAATTTTATTATTATATAAATATAATTCTCCTAACTTAGTTAAACATAGTAATTCCCTTGGTATAATTTCTATATTATTAAAACCTAAATATAATTCTTGCAAATTAGTTAAATGTTTGATTTCCTTTGGTATTCTATTTATTTTATTATAAGATAAATGTAATTCTTGTAAATTAGTTAAATTACCAATTTCACTTGGTATAAATTCTATTTTATTATCATATAATTCTATTTTTTCTAAATTAGTTAAATTACCAATTTCAACTGGTATAATTGAAATGTTATTTTTATTCAAATATAATTCTTGTAAATTATTTAAATATTGTAATTCAACTGGTATTATATTAATATTATTATTTGCTAAAAACAATATTTTTAAATTAGTTAAATTACCAATCTCATCTGGTATAATTTCAATCTTATTAGTAAATAATTTAAAAATTTTTAATTTAGTTAAATTACCTATTTCACTTGGTATAGTAGAAATAATATTAATAGCTAAATTTAATTCTTCTAAATTAGTTAAAGTTCCTATTTCATTTGGTATAGTTGAAATAATATTATTAGCTAAATTTAATTCTTGTAAATTAGTTAAATTTCCTATTTCACTTGGTATAACTTTTATATTATTTACACATAACTCTAATTTTTCTAAATTAATCAAAAATTTTATATCAGTTGGTATTATATTAATATTATTATTACTTAAATACATTTTTTTTAAATTAATTAAATTACCTATTTCCTTTGGTATTATATTAATACCATTATAATTTATATTTAATTCTTGTAAATTAGTTAAATTACCTATTTCAATAGGTATAACTTCAATTTTATTAAAAAGTAAATATAATGATTTTAAATTAGTTAAATATTTGATTTCACCTGGTATAATTTTAGTTTTATTACTATTTAAATTTAAATCATATAAATTTGTTAAACAACTGATTTCACCTGGTATGATTTCAACATTATTATCACAAAAATGTAATATTTTATTATCTTTATTATTTAATATTATTGAAATTAATTCATCCATTTTAATATGATAATGGTTTATATGTTTATATATATTGATAAAGATACGAATTATTTTAGATATACATCATCTAATAAATCTAACATTTCTAAAATATTAAATTCTGTAGAATTTAACAGACCACGATTTGATAGTAAATCATTTGCTTTATCTTTGTATTGTTGATGTTCTTCAACAAAATACATGTTAATATCCTCAGAATAAATAGAATATAAATATTTAATAACAAAATGGTCATCAACCGCTTTCTTTATTTTTTTATTGAAATATTTTATAACATTATAACAAGTTTTATGAAATAGCTTAGTATTATCTACATCAAAATTATACTGCCCTTTACCCCCGATTAAATCATAATATTGTTTAATAGTGTTATCTAATTCTAAATTATCACAGAATATTTTTATTATTTTAAATATATTAAATCCCATAAATGCTCTATTAAATACATTCCATATATTAGCGTATTCTTCATTATCATAATCATATATATCATCATACATATTATCTTCAATATTAATATCTAAATTAGAAGTATCTTGTAATATATTCTCATTATGCGTTGAGTGATTTTTTATTATGCGTTGAGTGATTTTTTACTATCCACTGAGTTTCTGTTTCAGTTAATTTAGATGAATATATATGAGCATCATATTTATAAGGTGTTAAACCATATCTATTGCGAGTATTAAATATATAATAATTACTACACATATTTAATATATATGGTTCATTTTCATCTATATTAGAATTATTCCATCTTATTTTTAAGTTATTTAAGTTTTCTCCAAAAACACTAAGATTAAATAATGATGTATTATTACGATTAAATGAATTAGTTTGATGATATCCAAAATAATAAATAAATTTAGATAAATTCTTATTATTTAAAAATATATTGATAATATTTTTAATAAAGTTGGTTTCAAGATTTTGATAAGTTGTTTTTAAATAATCTTCACAAACATAATTATTAATTTTTATAACAATATCTTCTGGAAATATACTATTTTTAGGATCTAATAGTAATGGCTTAGAATCCATTATATTTTTGTAAGTTTGTGAAGGTGCAGGTGATGACATTGTTATCATTTATAACAATATTAATAGTATGATATTGTTAATTTTTTATATAATATAATAGATACATAAATAGATACATAATAGATACATTTTAAATTTTAATTATTATTAAACTTTGTATTTGGGAATGCATCATAAAATGCTTCTTTTTCAAGAAAATCTAACTTATTAAAGGTACAATTTAAGTTCTTTTGCTCATTTATTTTTACACAACATAGATTAATGTTTTTAAGCAATTCTTTCATATCATTATCTAATTCTTTTACTTCTTTCATTATATTTATATACTGTATTTTTAAAGTATATATTATCAATTTTTACTATAATATTAAAATATATATATTAGCAGCCTTATGCAGCCATTATCCTGGCAATGCTTTCTAACCGATTGCGTGTTCCTAATTCATTTATAAGATGTTCATATTTTTTATTTCCATCAGCATTGATAAGATTATTATAGATAATCATCAGTATATCTCCATTCATACCCTCTTTATCACTAAGTGTAGCAAGATTAACTGCATTCTTTTTATCCTCAAATATTACAGAGAGTTCATCAAGCTCTTTTTCCATCAAGCTTGCGCAATAGTCAATAGCAATGTTGTTGTAATATATACTTCTTTTTTCAAATAATTTGGCTCTAACCTCATATCTTTGATTATACCTATTTTTGAAGATAATCAAATCTTTTTGCGAAGAGTAATTCATTTTTTCTAAATCATAAGGGTTAATCCTATAATAGCAGTTATACTCATTTTCAACTATTTTTTTTGTTTTAGTATCACACCCCCCTTCAATATATGCTGTATTACACGACCAATACCTCATTCCATCATATATATATGGGTCATAATAGTTGCTATTATATTCAAGGTCTTGGACTACAAAATGCTTGTCATTTGAAAGCATAAGCGATAGGTCATAGTAATGTTTCCAATACTTGTTTTTTTGTAGTTCGGCAAAAGTAATAACAATCTCACCAACATTCTTAACATCCATATAGATCTTGTCGCCATATTTAATGAATATGTGGTAATCATACATAGAACTAACACATTCGGTGAAAGTTTCAGGTTCTCCATAATTACCAACATACCCATATACTTTATATTTATCAATAATTCCTGTGAACTCAGCATTTGTGATAGTATGATAAATGTATAAACTGTTGCCCCTTGTAGTGCTATTCATTATTATTGCTTTAGCTGCTTGCTTATGTGTTCTCTATATATAGAACTATCATAATCAATTTTTTAGTAAAAAATAAAAAATATATAACACATACTCTAATATCCTACTCATCAGCTCTAAGTCCATAGTATTTGTGCGATAGCATCCGTGTTGCTCTTATATGTCATCTCTGTATTACAGAAATCTTCTATATACTTAGAATATTTATTTTTTCCTTGGCTACTTACAATGTTATTATAGATAATCATTAATAAATCGCCGTCCATTTCCTTCTTTTCCTTAAACGCGACGAGATTAATGAGGTTCTTTTTGTCTTCAAAAAACTCCCTTAATTTGTTAAGTTCCTCATCAATATAAGCAATTGTAAGATCAATTTCAATTTCGCTGTATATCATTTTCTTGTTCTCAAATGTCATATTCGTTATCTCAGTTCTCATCATATAAATATTTCTAAAGGTATTCAAATCTTCTTGAGTTGAACACTCCATATTCACCAAATCATAGGGATTGATATTATAAAAGCAGATACCTTGGTCGTTGTTGCGTATTTTTTTAGCATTTGTATTAACTTCATATTCTATATACGAAGTATCAATAGACCAAAATCTTTCTTGATCATATATTTCTGCATCAATATAGTTTCCGGTATCAATATACCAGCTGGTATATTTTCTATGAAGAGATTCTATTGCCATATTCTTATCAGCTGTTAGCAGAAGCGATAGGTCGTAATAATACTTCCAATACTTATTCTGCTGAAGATCTGCGAAAGACATCACAATTTCTCCAACACCCTTAACATCCATATAGACCTTGTCGCCAAATTTGATGAAAAGGTGATAGTCGTCGCTTACAGAGCCAAGGAAGACGGTAGTGAAATTATCAACTATCCTCTCATAAACACCTGTAAATTCAGCGTCTGCTACGGTGTGATACGCGTTTTTGCTGCTGGAAATCATAGTACTGTTCATTCTTGCTATTGCTTGTTGCTTGCTTGTTGCTTGCTGTTGCTTGCTTGTAAGCTTTGCGAGTTGGTTGCGAAGGCTGGCTGTTTGCTGCTATTCGCTATATATACCTGGTTTATCTGCTGTGCAACAAACGGGTATATCTCTGCTTATATATTTATAAAATAATGATCAATTTTTAAATAATAAAAATAAAATTAGAACATATTAAGCCTAAGAAGAGGAAACTTCCGTCTTGACATCAGGACTGGGGTAAACACCATTATCAGTAGGATAATATACCATACATACATTCTTCTCATCACAATAAATTACTGAAGCACCAAAATATATATATTTGCCTTTTACTGGCGTGGTCGCCGCAGTAGCTTGTAGCTCATACAACTTCATAATAGTCTGGAACATTCTTATAATTTTTATCACTTACATAATATACGCGCTTTATTTTTATATGGGTTTATTGTGGTATAAATATAGCTGGATTTGTAGATATTTTTTGCCAATTTATTCGCTTATGTATATTCTAATATACATAAATAAAAAAATGATTAAATCTGCAAATATTAGATAATTAACAACAGAACTAATAATGTACGCATTAACTGAGTTTACCAAGTTTAAATCCAATTATTTTTATGAATTACCCGAGGATATCCAAACCCTTATATACAAAGAGGCATTTAAGCATTCTCTTAACAAAATTAGAGATAAGAGGGAAGCAATGGATAATTTCAATAAGTTGCAAGCATATATTATAGAGAGGGATCAAATAGATAATAATAAAAATCACGCAATATGGCGTATTATAATGCAAACAGATGTTGGAGATCCTTACTACAAATATTTTACATATTATGCAGATTATAAGACTGATTTCTTGCAGCTCAATAAAACAAATATGATTAGATATGATACCACATATTCTACTATTAAATACATTGATTACACAATATATCCTATAAAAGACAAGATACCTTTGAAAAGTTATAACTATATTAAGAATATATTAGAGCAATATGTTCATATTTTCCTAAGTATTCGCCATAAAGCTAATAAAGCTAATGAAGAAGAAAAAGAATATAGTAATATCAAGGGGGTCTTACTATTAAATAACAAGATTAGAATAGAGTATTTGGATACATATACATTTAATTGCTATATTGATATATATAATAATATTTTAGAATCTTATAATTTTCTTGTTAAAATATTGAATATTCTAACAATGTTTAATAATGATATATATCCAGAATATGATGAAAACAATATGAATGTTCTACGAGTTATACGCGATTGGTTTGAATATAATATGTATTTCTGCGCGTTTAAGATAAATGAAGACGGGGATGCTATAAAACCCGAGTTTTACTCTTGAGCTAATAAACAAGCCTTAAAAAAACTGATTAAATTATTAAATACTAAATAAGTAAACAGAAGATAAATAATGCGTGCATTTACAAAGTTTAAAAAGAATTATTTATATGAGTTGCCTGAGGATATCCAGACCCTTATATACAAAGAGGCATTTAAGGGGACGCTAAAAAGTATAAGCGATATGAGAGAGTCGCTTGATAATTATGAAAAATTAATAGAATATGTTAAGAATAATAAATTTGATGCTTATAGAACTCGCGCTATATGGAGTATTATGCTGTGCTATAAAAGAGATGTGGAAGATCCTTATTATAAATACTTTATATATTATGCAGATAAAGAGACGGATTTTTTGCGACTTAATAAAACAAAAATGATTAAATATAATAGCACATATTCTTCTATAAAATACTTAGAGTTTACTATATATCCTATTGAAGAAAGTGTGTCTACTGATAGTTATAAATGTGTTAAAAAAATATTGGAGGAATATACTGACATTTTCCTGAGTAATTATACAGATAAATATCCTAATATTAAAGGGATTGAATTATGTAATGACAAGTTAAGAATAGAATACAAAGATATCAATGTATTTAGATGTTATATAGATATTTATAATAATATATTAGAAACATATAATTTTACAGTATGTATATTAAATATACTAAATATGTATAATAATTTATACCCAGCATATAACTTAGAATATATGAGTGATCTTGACGACTTACGCGTTTGGTTTGAATTCAATGCGTTCTTTTGCGGTTTTTCTCTTAATGAAGCAGGTGATGTAATTATTCCTCGCTTTTATTCAGCAAGGTATGTTTAGGATATGCTTAACTAATTTATTTTATTCAAGAGTAAAAATAGAAGGATTTGCTGATAAATGTGGCCACCATATTTTATTTTGATTATTTTTTAATAATTCAAGCGCTTTTGGATTTGTATTAGCTGATAACATACCCCAACTTATTTTATCTGGGTTTTCTTTTAATAATTGAATAGCTTCGTCAGATGAATTAGATGATAACCTATCCCAATCTATCTTTTCAAAATTTGCTTTTAATATTTGGATAGCTTCAGGTAATGTGTTTTCTGATAAATAGGTCCAATCATTTAATTTTTCTGGTTCTATTTTTAATAGTTTTTTTAATAATTTGAGAGCTTTTGGATTTTTATTAAAAGATAACATAGCCATATCTATTTCATCTGGATCTTCTTTCATTTTTTCTTTTAATAATTGTAAAGCTTCATCTGATGAATTGGCAGATAATCCAGAATAATCAATATTATCTGGGTATTTTTTTAATAACTTAATAGCAATTGGGTTAGATGATAATTCTTCCCAATCTATTTCATCTGGATCTTCTTTTATTTTATCTTCTAATAATTTTAGCACTTTTGGATTTGAATTATTACAAATAGTTTCCCAGTTTATATCATCTTGATATTCTTCTAATAATTCAACTGCTATTGGATTTTCTGATAAGTAATCCCAATTTATTTTATTCTTTAATTTCTTATATTCTGTTTTTGATAAACTTTTTTCTTCTATTATCTTTTTTTCAATTAACAAAAGCGCTTCTGGATTCCTATTTTTTGATAAATTATTATAATTTATGTATTTAATATTTTCTGGTAAGGTTAATAATTCTATCGCATTTATATTTGATGATAATTCCGCACATTTTAAAATTTTGCTTACTTTTATCCATTCTACTAATTTATATTTAAATAAGTTTTGATAATGGTCTGTAATTTTTTTTATTGTGTCAGCTGGTAAATGTGTTAATAAAGTTTTTATTGGCAATGCTTTAGCGATCTTTTTTTCCTTTACTGTACTATGCGATAAATCTATATAATTATTTAAAACTTGAACATCTTCGCAAAATGCACTTAAGCTTATTATATCAGTATTTAATACTCTTGCTATAATTTCTTTAATACTTTCATCATTACACATTTTACTATAATCTTCTATAGAAAGCCTAAACTTAGGATTATCTTCTGTAAATTTTATTTTTTCATTTAGTATATTTTTTACACCCTTGAAGATTTAAAATGAGACAAAACTTTATAAAAAATATAAAATTTTATTTCATATACTTCAAGGTTCGCTTATTTCAAAGCGTGTAAATTTTGGTTATGGTACATCGTGTAATGTACCTGATTTTTTGCTTCTACTTAAATACATAGGTCTTTCTATATTATTTATATGATTGTATGATATCTTATAAATATTTTTAGCACCATTTGTATCTCTATTCCATAATCCACAACCGCTTTTACAGCGTAATAGACCATGTACAAGAGCATAATTTGTTTTCCAAGGTTTAGGGTTTTCTCTTAACATAAACTTCTCACAATCTCCACCATTACAATTACAACATTTACAACTTGTTCTAAATTCATCTACTAAATAGGTTTCATATCCTGATTTTTTAAATAATGTTCGCATACCCTTACCTTTTATAGGTTCTTTATATTTCATATGTTTTCGTTGTTCAAAATCGCCAAAGCATACAACGACATCATTTTTATCGCCAAAAACCTTTTGAAATTTATTCATTAACTTTTGTTCGTTTTTTAGTCTATTCATATAACCATTTAATTTTAGTTTTCTAAATATATACTTATTATAAAATGTAAATAACTTATGATTGATTTCATTCTTCTTTTTAATGTATTCTTTATATTTTTCTATGTCTAACGATTTCTTATTAAATTGCGATAATTCGGTTTCATATTCTATTATTGTTTTACCATCTATTTTCTCTTTCTTAAACTCTAAAATAAGTTTTGAATACTTCTTACTCTTTGTTTCTTTTCTTCTACTATCCTGTGTATATCTAAAAGTTGTAGCATCCTTATTATAACCATCAACACAATATAATATATCGCATTTACCAGGATCTATTGCTACAATTTTCTTATTTTGTAATTTTGTATAATCATCTAATTCATCTAATTCATCTAATTCATCTATATATTTTTCATTATTTTTATTTTTGCTACTTGGTATTCGTTTACCTATCAAATCATTACGAATAAGAACTATACTACAACTTACACCATCAGTTTCTATCATATGATGGAATGTATATTCATTTTTCTTAAAACTTCTTCTTTCAGTTCTAAAAAAGAATTCCCATATTTTATCCTCATTCTTTTTCAAATTACCTTTTGTTAAATAATCACATTTATTACCTTGCTCTTTTCTCATCATAAGATGCACTAATGTTGTAGTATCAATTCTAATGTGTTTAGGAACAATTTCACTTCTTAAAGGAAAAACATTATTTATACTTACACCATCTTGTTCTATGTATTTCATCATATAAATCATACATGGTAAATAATCTTGCGGTTTGCATTGTATATCATAATGTATATTATTCTTATTAAAATGTTCCTTACAAGGTATAATAGATTTCTTAATATTATTTATCCAATTATGATATGATGGATCTGATTTATATTCATTCGTTTCAACATTAAGAATATCATTCTTAATTCGTCTCAATTGATTACATAGTTTATTTATTTTATTATCAATATCCCCTTTTGAAGAATTAAGTTTTCTAATTTTTTCAATCATATACTTCTTTTTCCATACAACATTAACAAACCACTCTACATATTCTACATAATGAAGTTTAATATTGTTATCATACATAGTAATAATATCAATTGTTAAATAATTTAAAATAGTATTCATGTGTTTATAATTAAGTTCATCATTTTGCATTAGAGGTTTATAATGTTTTTCAAGAAAACCCTTTAATGTATCTTTTAATTCTTTTATATCTTTTTTAGGCGGTCTTCCATTAGTACTTTCATTACATAAAATTTTCATACAACTATTAACAAACTCATCATCAATAGTAGGTAATGATTGATTAATTTCATAATAATCTAAAAGATATAATTTCATAAACATAAGAGTATGAATAACAATTTTATTACACATTAAAACAGCATCTGTAATTTTAGGAAGATTAATATCATAATGTTTCAAAACATTCTTAATAGGTATTTTAATACACTTAAAATAGTCATCGGGAGGTTTTTCTTTATTACTCATCTATCAGCATATATGTTTTTATTTGTCGTATCTCCGTGTATTCTACTTTAATATATTAAATTATTCTTAAATGGTTTTTACACTTTTGCACATTTAAAACGCCGATTTAATATTAAAATAAAAAATTGATATTATTTAATTTAAACATATTAAAGTTAAATATTAATAAAATGCCAACTATAAGTAAAATAAGTTCTGCTATTATTAGCAAAATAACAAAGGCAACCAGTGGTATTAATAATATAGATTTTACTGGTGCGATGACAGAATTTATTGCAAATATATCTAATATTCAATTAGATACAATTCCTGATTTTATCCCTTGTGATAAAAAATTACATCTTACAAGACCTAAAATGCGTGAAGAAATGCGTAATAATTTAAAACCACGATTACCTCACTTTTTCAAAGAAAGAGGTTATGAAAATTATGATGAAATCAATGGTTGTAGTTTTGATAAGTTTGAAGAAACCATTGAAGAAGCAGTTAATATATTGGTTAAAAAACAACAAGGAAGTGAAAAATTGCTATTGGTGTAGATGTAATTTTAAAATCGGCGTTTTAAATGTCCAAAGGTGTAAAAGAAAGATTAAAACAATATGAAACACCTACCTCTTAATAAAAACATACCGCTTTGTTCTTATAATCTTCTCATCAATCCTTAATGTATGTTCTGCACTCAATATATCATAATCTTTTTTTAATATATGACGAATTATTGATATATATGGTCTTTTTATTCTTTCTGGCGTTGATATTGCTGTGATTTTACTCATAGAATAAAAAGTTCGTATTTTAGGTAATAAACCCATTATTTTAGATTTAAGTTCTTCATCGTGATCTATTTGATACAAAATAAATCCATTTTTATTATTTAATTCTAAAATATCTATTAACTCCTTCTTTATTTTACTTTGTTCGTCATCATATAACTCATTTTTTAAACGCATTATAACGCTATGTAATCTAATATTATACATATTATATTCTTATATTTGTTTATACATTTTTGGTTTTCTAAAAAGTGTAGATATTTTTGTAGTATATGGTTTTAAGTTTTCTTTCTTATAAGCATAATTAAAATAATTTACATAATTTTCTTTTTTAACATTATGTATTGCATCTTTAATTTCATTATTTAATTCATCGTATTTAAGAACATTTTTATTGAGTTTTAGATAATGCTTTATTTGGTTAAAGCAATTTTCTATTGGACTATTTGTTGCTGGTGTATAGGCGATTGAAAATAAATAATTATTACCACTATTTATAATAGCATCTTTAACAAATTGATTATTATGACTTCCAGCATTATCTAAAACAATAAGATTATTTTTATAATTATTAAATACATTATCTTTCAAAAAATCTACAAAGCGTTCTTTATTCATACCGCCTTTTTCATATAATTTATATCCTATACATTTTGAATTATTTATTGCTACTAATAATGTAAATTTTTTGAATACATTATTATCATCTGTTTTTAGAATGCATCTTTTACCTAACTTACATTTGCTATATTCTAACATCATAGCAGGTTTAATAGAAGTTTCATCTAAACAAATAATTTTATCTAATGGATATTTTCTAATTTCATTATAAAAATTATAAAGTTCTTTCTTTTTGTCAGTTTCAATACCATATCTTGTTTTAGGAAAATGTTGGTGTTTTGTTCGTTTCCTTGTAATGTTATTGTCTCGTAATACAATACCTAAATGTTGTCGTGTAATATTAAATTCATGATATTTAAGCATTATTAACTTTTTCAATTCAATCATAGTGATTTGTTCATTATTGCTTAACATTTTAATAGCATATACGAGATGTTCCTTTGTTATTTTATATGATATGTTAGTTCTATTATGTCTTTTTAATTCTTTAACATCCTTATATCGTTCAATCCATCTTGCTAATGATTGTTTTTTACAACCAAAAATATTACAGACATAATCTAAACTAAAACTATTAGATAAGTAATATTTAACTGCAGATAATTTATAATCTTCTGTTTTATGCTTCATTATAATTACCTAATAAAAATAAATTAAAGTTTGTCTCATTTTAAATCTTCAAGGGTGTAAATACAAAATCTGCTTTTCTTTGCTTTGCAATTGATAACATATTTATTATTCCTAATATACTAAAATAAAAATAAATTTGATTAGAAGGTATAATATTTATAAATAATTATATTCAAACAAGCTCAAATATACAGGGATTTATAGATAATTCGCTCCATCTTAACTTATCATTTTCATTTAATCTTGTATATATATTCTGTGGTAAATTTTCCTCATATATTATTCTCTTCTTTATTAATTCAATTGCAGCAGGGTTTTTAGATATCTCAGTCCAATCTATTTTATCATCTTTGCTTAATCTATCATTTTGAATTTCCATTCTTTTATCTAATAATTTAATTGCTTTTGGATTTGAATTACTTGATAATCTTCTATAATTAATTTTATTAGGATTTGCTTCTAAAATTGCAAAAGCCTTTTTATTTGGATTACTTGACAATATATTCCAATTTACAATATCTGGATTCTTTATCATTTCTTCTTCTAATAATTTGATTGCTTCTGTTGATTGATTACCACATAGTTCGCACCAATCAATCAACCCGCGATTAGCTTTTAATAATTTAATAGCTTTTGAATTTCTTGATAATATTTGCCAAAATCTATACCAATTTGTATTATAATTTGATTTTTTATTGAATAGATTATCTTCAATTAATTTTATTGCTGCTGAAGTTTCATTTGCTGCTAAACCTTCAAAATTTATATGCATAGGATTTACCTTGATTTCTTCTTCTATTAATTTCATTGCTTCTGGATTTGTATTAAATGATAAAATTCCCCAGAGTATTTCATCACGATTTGCTTTTAATATTTTAATCGCTTCTGGATTTCTTGATAATGCGGCCCAATCTATTCTTGCGTCGGGATTAACATTTATTTCCTCCATCAATAATTCAATAGCAATAGGATTAGTATTAGAAGATAGCCAATAATAATCTATTTCTATGTTATTTTCTATTAAAAAATACAAAGCCCTCTGATTTTTTAATAAAAGTTTTGGATATAAAAGTAATTTATATGCTGGAATACCATCTACTAATTTATATTTATACTTTGATTCATATAGAGATTTCAAACTATCATGAGTTATATGTTTTATAATTTCATCAGGTAAATGAAATAGTTTTAATGTTTCCTTTTTCATATTAGGAGGCAAAGAAGGCAATAAATCTTTAATAGGAGATATCTTAGCTTTTGTTTTTTCTTTGATTGTTTTTCGCGATAAATCTATATATTTATTTACATCATCCACTATGTTTTTACAAATAGCTGTTAAGCTTGCTACATCAGTATTTAGCACTTTTGCCATCATCTTTTTGAGAATTTTATTTTTACACATTAGCTTATAATCTTCTATAGACAGTCTAAGTTTTGCATCTTCTGCAAATGTTTTGTCTTTTTTAAGCACACTTCGTAAATTCATTAAGGGAGGAGACAGCAGTGACTGTTGTACAAGCTGTGAATTATTTTTATTTGTTATAATTGATAATGAAGTATTTATTTTTGATTTTATAAGATCTTCTCTTCTTTTTTCTAAATCTTGCAAAATTCTTTGCATTTCTAATAATATAATTATATAATTAAAAGTTTTTATTAAAAATATTTAATATAATAAAATATATAATAAAATATAAGATAATGACTGACGAAAATCAGCAAAAACCCAAGCCATTCCCTTTCAATACTTGCGAGGTTAGGGGAGACATAGTAGATCAGCCCTATTCTGCAAGTATAAATATTGTATCATGTATAATTCTTCTTTATTTATTAACACAAGCTATACATATAGAAATCCAATTCTTTATCCTATCTTTATTTATATTCCAAGCATATCACGCATATTCTCATTTATTCTGGAATGAAAATGAATATAGTTTACAGCATGTCTATATTATCCATGCGACCTCATATATTATAATAATTGCGCTAATTACTGCAATTTCATTCATTAGCGGTGAGCTTCCTTACATCCCTATAATACTTGCTGCAATACTACTGGATATCTTCATATTATATAATTACATTGGAACTGTGTATAATGCTATTTCAGGTATAAATATGTGGGTTATTATACTTATCACTGGGCTATGGAATGTTAAATTACCTGAAGTCGTCAAGCAGCTGCTGCCTATATTGCTAATGTTATTTGCAGTTATCATTGTGCTCTTCTTTAACGAGAAGTATAATTGCGATGCTATGATGAACGCTTACCAGTTCCCTTATCATATCGCAATAGAGATATGCGGCTTGATAATATCCTCGCTCTTCGCCTATATCTTTCTATTACTTGAAAAAAATAAAAAATGATAGCATACCCTGTTAATTTACTCTATTAACCACTACAACTGAAAGATGAGTAAATATGTGAATGCTGCCAATGCTGCCAATGCCACAAATGAAGATGATAGAATCACAAAACAGTTTCAAAAGTTGTTTGAGAAGCAAGGAGAAGCAGATGATGTAGGAGAGACAGGTGAAGCAGGCGACGCGGATGATACTTCATCGCATCAAAATACTCCCTTGAAATTCTTTAATATTACTGACAACATTATAGATAAAATTAATGATAAAAAGTATCTTGTTAAAATTAGCTTTAGGGAACTTATGGCATATGCAAGTCCTATTGTTTTCAATCGTGAATTAGAACAAACTAAGATTGACGAGTTATATGCGTCTATTACCGAGGGTTATTCTATTCCCTTTACAATTGATGCAATATTTGACCCTAAAGCAAAGATAGATGAAAAGATTATTAAGATTATTAACGGAAATCATAGACACGGCGCAATCTGCAAATATATAGCAGAACACGATAAGTATTTTCGCTGTGATTACAAAGTATATGTTTGGATATATGTAGTAGATGAATGCGAAACTACCAATGTTAAGCAAAGTATTGAATTATATACTAAAATAAATAATCATCTACCTTTCAAAGAGCCTATTATTATTGATATAAATATAATAGAATTCCTTAATAAACTATGTAGAGAAAGGAGATTTAGCGGGCTTATATTATCAAATCAATGTCAAGTCGCGCGTCAGCCTCGCATTAACAAAAAAGAGCTATTTATTCTTCTAAATACAAACAAAGATATCTTAGAAACATTTGTGTCAAACTATTCATCTAATAAAAATAACTTAATTATAACAAGTGAAATACTATCGCACTTTATTTCAAATATCAACGAGATTAATCATCGCTTATCTCTCAAAGGTATCAGCAATCTATATAATGATACTCTCCTTGCACAGAATAAAGGATATTATGAACAAGCAGTAGCTCTTGGCTTCTTCTTAAACCTAAAAAAATCTAACTACCCTAAAGAAATATGGATTAAATATCTAAGTAATCCTACTGATATCTAATTATCCTAAAATATTTTAGAGTATAGGAAAGCTATTCCATATACTAATTGTATTACTATAAAGGCTATTATACATACGCTTTTTAGTATAATAATAGTTGCTATAAGGAAATCAAGAAACAATTCAAATCTATCTTTTTTATATATCCTAACAATATTTATGTTATTATCCCTGTGGTATCCTGGTATGCTTTGAACTGCATACATTTTGCTGCGATTATCTATTTGATTGTAAGTATATATAGGTAGATGTTGCTTACTTGGGTGTTAAAAAATATTCACATTATCTAATCAATTTTTATAACAATATAAAAAATATATACCAAATATATTACTCTATTACTCTACATATAGTATCATATATTACATATACTATCATATATATATTATAATCACCACCCTATTCATCATCTTCATCATCTTCATCTTGTTTGTATCCAATACCAGACCATCCTTTAGTTTCATAAGGCTTATTTAATAATTTTTCTATATATGCTTTGAGCTGATTGCGATCAGGGCATTTCTTACCCTTAACCACATTAGATATGCTCCATAACCTGAAATCTGTATATAATTTAGTAATAGTAATACGAGGCTCTTTAATTTGCGGATCAATCACGATACGATCATTAACAAATTGCCCAACAATATCATTATTCTGCTTATAACTCTCTGTAGCGACACGAACTTCGCTTGGTTCAGGAATTGCCATAGGATTAATATGCTTATGTCTGTCAATCAGCATACTAATAAATACCTCCTTCCACCTTTCAAATTTATCAGACAGTTCCATATCCATATAGAATTCTGTTGGCTTATTTATATCAGGTGTCTCTGTGAATTTACTTGAGAAATTGCAAACTTTGATACGACGCCAAGTTCCACCATCATCACTGGGAATTTCAGGAAGTTCATTGCAAGTCAAAATCATCTTAAATTGCGGCTTGAATTCATAAGGCTCTTTAAATAGCGTTCTTACCAATATCCTATCTTGTCCCGACAATTCTTTCATCAGTCCAATATTAAGCCTGTCATTCTCACTCGGCTCTTGCATTACGGCAAATCGTCGCCCCTTAGTTCGCTCTAATTCACTCTGTGCAGCATTACTTGCCGCCCGCTTTTGCGTAAGCAGGGCAATAGGCAATATACAATAATATTCACCAATAGACTTTTGAATTAAATCTAAGAGTCGTGATTTTCCATTGCTGCCCTGCCCTGTGAATATATAGAAACGCTCTTGAGCAATACTGCCGTCTATAATGCACGCAAGCACATCCAATACATAATTTCTCAAATTTTTATTAGTAAATATTTTAGAGAAGAATTCGTTAATCTCTGCTACTTCTGGCAATTCGCTATTATACAGAATGTAATTTTGCTTTGTGCTTAGAAGAATGTAATCATCTGGCATACCATCGCGGAACATATGCATCTTTAAATCATAAACACCATTGTCAAACCCAATCAAATGCGATCTGCTATCAAGCAATTCCTCAAACTTCTCATCAATGAAAAGCGTTCGGCATTCTTTCATAATTGCATCTTTAAACCCCGAGTTCTTTAATTGAGTTGCAATCTTGAGGCATTTCTTACTACGCTCATCATTAATTGCTTTTAGCGTAGGATCTTCAGTGTATTCATTAAAATAATTTGAACGCTCCATGAATTTCTTGCAGATATCAGTGCTGAGGATTTTTCGTAAATCTAATCCTTCAATTGCACGCACCCAGCGATGCCTTTGCTTATCATATTTATACCAGATATCTTTAGATATTGCTTTGAATTCATCCTTAAATATTGAATGAACTACACAAGCAATATCATAATGCGCGCCATCACTTGCGATACTCTGGTCTATTTTTGGGAGAATTGCTTTGTCAAGAATACTAACATATTTAACTAAATTATCCTGCTTCGCCCACCACCGAAGCGTTCCAATACCCATATTGTCTTTTCTCATCTTATCCCATAGCTGCTGACATTCTCCTTCAATATATATACTGCTAATTTTTGAAAACTCTACCCAAGTTTCAAGAAGCCGATAATCAATATTACGCAATACCCATCCTAAGTTAATCCAATCAGTATAGTTATCAGCCCTTGACGAAGACAGGCAATCTACAAGATTTTTAGCAAAACTAAATTCATCATCAGATATATAAGTGCGATTAATATTTAATGATTTGCCAAAAATATTACCTTGTAATTTACTTTTTAATTTTTGGTCAATTGCTGGCAATATATGCTTACTATATTGACTAATTTCAGTATCAAATTCTTCTTTAACAAAGTTTTGAACATTATCAGAAAAATTACGCATAGAAAACAGTTTGATAAAGTTAATTTCGTCAGCAGCATTCAATGTATATTCGGTATTTGCTGTTTCATCGTTTGCATATTTATAAATACTTGAGACCCGATAAGTATCGCAATCTGGTTTTCTTGAACCATACATTTGCCAACAATTAACATCTATAATCGCTTTATCAACGATAGAATCATAATCATTGCATAATGGCAGATCTTTGAAAATATCTGCTGCGACATCCAAAATCTTTCGTCTAATAAAGTGATGCACATTATTATTTACAATTATATGAGGGAATATGATATGTAAGCCATCTTTTAGCTTGTTCCGGTATTCTACGGGTTTTGGCTTTTCCATAACATATGCGACATTTGCTTCTTCGGGTACATCTAAGTATTGATTTATAATTTTAAAATAATGATTGACAATATTATATATGTTATCAATAGTATATACGCGATCATACTTCTTTTTGCTATTCAAAGATGAATTGGAGTCGTGGGAATTATAAATGCCTGATTTATCATCAGGTATAGTAAAACGGAAATCTATATCAACACGGAGAGCACTGGGCTCTGTGGGTTTTTCTGTGAAATATAATGGCAGACCATTTGTGAGCGCTAAGCTGTAAATATTGATAAATTCGTCATAGGTTTCTTTAGGGACACATAGAGAGACGCGAGGATAACCGATGCTTGTATTTGTATATGGCTTACCTTTCTCAACCTTATATTTGTTAATAAATGAACGCAAATCTTCATTTATGCCCATTGTTTTATTATTTTAATATACTTATATATATATCAATTTTTATTTTTATACATTTTTATTTTTATTAAATTTGAAATTACTTTCTGTATATTATGTAGAGAAAATATATATCACAAATGAATAAAGAAACTATAAAATATAATAGTCCTAAAAATGCAAAGAACCCCTATATATTTTCAAAAACATCATTAATATACTTAATAGATACTTGGAATAAATATAAAACTGACAAAATAGTTTACAATAAAACTGATGCGATTTCAAAGTTATCACGGCTATTAAATGAGAAGATCAAGCCAGTATGCGATGATAAACAATATTGGTGCTGGACGGGGGCTATCTCTAAAATGGCAAGCGACACAAAAACGAAGGATATCATTAAAATGATTGAGAAGGAAGAGCTGCGTCCTGAAATGCCAATTGAATGGTATGCGAATTCAAGGGAATGGCTAAGTAATTATGATATAGAAGATGTTATGCTTCAATATGACAAAGGAAAGCAATATAAGTATGCATTCTTAGGCGTGTATCCAATAGATTTTTCAGAGGAAGATAAATTTGGTAGATGCCTATATAGTCAAATATGTGCTCTTGATGTTAAAAAATATATTAATAGGAAGGTAAAACATTTGGGGTTAATCACCAATCTTGACAAACATAATCAACGGGGATCACATTGGACATCTACATTTATCATAATAGACCCTAAAAATAAATGCTATGGGGCACATTATTATGATAGTAATGCTATTGCTATCCCTGCATATGTTAAAAAATTCATAAATAATATAAAAGAGCGGCTACTGAAAATATATCCTAAGGCTAAGTTTAACATTACTTTTAATACTGTAAGGCATCAGCAAAAAAACACTGAATGTGGTATGTTCTCTATGACACATCAAATAAGGTGGCTGAATAGTATTATAAAATATAAAAAATTAAATCTACCTGATCCTTACAAGGACGCTAATTTTATAAAATGTATTACAAGTGATAAGAATATAACAGACGATAATATGAATGTTAGCCGTAAATATTTATATCGCCCAAATATTGATGCGTATATTCGCGAAAGAAATATTGTTGTTAAATAATTATAAATAATTACTTAAACAAAAAAATAACTGTTATATATAAATGTCAATAATAGATGAATTTAAGGGTGAAAAAAATAGAAACTTAATAATTCAGGCATCTAACAAAATGCTGCTTGACAAATATAATTTATCTTTAAGAACAGACCTATTAATAAGCATAATTAACACAATAATAGCATCAATGAGCAAAGATGCTATATTGATGAATAACACAATAAAACTAATGGAGTTAAACACAATAACTTTGGCAAAAATGAAAGATTATGTTATTAAAAACATTGATAATATCAATGCTGCGAATGCTGCGAATAATAATATAGATATTACTGAAAGAAATGAAGGGAGCGAAAGAAACGAAAGTAATATAGCAAATAATGATGTAGCAATATCCACAAATTTGCTACAAGCAGTGCAATTACCACAAGCAGCGCAAGCAGCGCAAGCAGTGCAAAATTATAACGAAGACTATGGCTATAATAAAACAGATGTTTTAACAAATGAGGAACTATTAATTAGAGTGAAAGAATATGAACATAAAAGGATCATATCAAATACAATTTTTGCTAATATTGAAAATAATGTTGATATATCATCTACAGCTAATGCAGCTAATACAGCTAATGCAGCTAACACAGCTAATGCTAATATTATTCCAGAAATTATGGAAAAAGTCTTAACGTCTATTAATACTAATACCAATACCGAAATTAATAAGAAAACATTAATCATAAATAGTTTTAGCAGGGATTGGATAAATAATCCTAACCGCAATAAACTTACTTTTACTATTAATATAGACCTGCAGAGTAATATTATTGAGCCTTTGAAGATATTGTTTCCAAAATATGTCAAGGAATTAACGCCTTATATAATATTAGTAATTACAGACAATCACAAGACATTTAAGTATACATTTCTGTATAGCAAGGCATCAGGTAAATGGGATATATGGAAATTAGTAAACAATGATAATAATATTAATAATTGTATTAATTTGACAAATAAAAGTTGGAAAATAAAATTTCTTGACTATCTTAACAATGATCTCAATTTAGGCAATGATGATATCAAGATAAGCCAAATAAATGATTATAAGATGAGTACATATGATAATAATAACATAAATGTTGAAACAAACATTGATAATATTCTAATGTCTTATAATGATCCTAATAATCTCACGAAAGACAATATAGCGGATACAAAATTAAATATGTACGAAATAAATATAGATTATTCAAATTTATTAGAATATGATGAATATAAATTAGACATAATATCTAAATACGATTATATGCAATTGAAAACATATAGCAATAAATATGTCAATATCAAAGTAATTGATGTTAATAATGATATGGGAAAAATAATAATATTGAATGAAACCAAATTAATGAAAGAAGATTTTATTAATTCGTCGCTACTAAATTATGGGGCACAATATTCTATTATTCTTACATATTACCCACGGAGAACTGTAATGAATGTAAATCATTAGATTCATTAGATTCATTAGATTACATAATTAATATTAATAACGAAGAGAATATAAAGATTATCATTGTTATAATGTCCATTCTGTATTGTAGTTTTACCTTTTCTTTTTGTGATAGTTTTAAATCAGACATTGGTTTAGATTTTTCAGCAATTTCGTATAAATATTTATATATATATGTGTAATTTAATACATTATCAATATCAATCTTGTTTGTATCATTATTATTAATGATGATCAATATTAGCCCAATGAATAAGATAAATAATAGGATGTGAAAAAAGATGTTTGAAGAATTGATATGTATATTTAGATAATTAACAAGGATTCTCAACTTATAAGAATCGTAATTTATTATTAAAATACCGAATATTAATAGCAATATATATAACACAGAATAAATAACTATACCTCTATACAATGTGCTTACTATATTATATTCAATTAAAAACTCAATTAATACCATAGCGAATGTTCGTATAATTAATATAATACAAATGAAAATAATCTTGTCTTGAAAGGATATCTTTAGAATATCGTTAGGATCTAAATCATTTTCCTTGAAACGCTCGTATAATCGGGTGTCTGTCTTTAAATTTTCTACAGTTATACCTTTTGATTTGGTTTTTCTTGTTTCTTTTATATAGTCATTCCAGATTCTTTTATAAATAGAATTAACGCCTTCGCTCGCATCTCCAAACATTGTTGCGTTCTTTTTTTCAAAAGGGTCGTCATTATCCTCTATCCCTTCAAACTCCTTAATTTTTTTTAAAAGATTGCAAATTTTATTATTCAAAACTTTTATTTCTGCATATTTATCTGCATAATATTTATTACTTTTCTTTTCACCTCCTTTCTGTTGTTTGGATGCAGCTTCTAATCTTTTTTTATCATCTGAATTTCTTGCCAACAGCTTATTAACTTCTATTTCCTCATTAACAATTAGTGTTAATATTGAATCCTTGTATTCTTTTTCTTTGGAATAATCTTTGAATGTTTTTCGTATATCTTGTATTTCCGTTGTATATTCTTCCTTGCGAGAAGATACTATGTATTCAATGACCCCTTTTAATTTATTTAACTGCTTGTCTAATAATTCCTTCATTTCTGCTAATGTTTTTTTTCTTAAATCTAAATCTATCTTCTCATTACTGTTATCTTTGAGTTTAGCATAGTCGTCATTAACTTGTGCATTATTTATATTTATAATTTCATAATAAATATCATTTTTAAAATTTTCTACATAATCGCTGTTATTTGCTTGCGGTTTTCCGTTTTTATCAGTGTTTGTTGTAGCTGCAGCTTCAGCAGCGTCGCTTAAATTCTCAAAAATATCAAATGTAGCTAATTGGATATAATCACATAACTCTTTGTATATCTTTTTATTGCTAATGTGATAATTTTTGAGATTCTCTTTTTCTCTAATCAATGAATTATAATCTGTATTATCATTGCCTTTTCTATTTTCTGCGCCATTTTTTATCAAATTTGCGATAGTATTATTAGTATCTTTAATTTTATCATCTAAGTCTTTACCAAAAGAATCATTTTTCTCAAATATTTCAAGATAATATTTAAACATGCATATATTTTTTACAATAGCCGCATCTTTTGGATTTGTTTGTTTGAGACCATTAAAAGATACATTGCTATCTATTATATTGTTCAGTTCCTCCTGAGATAATCGTTTAAAATTAATGACTGGCGATTGTACAGGGACGGCTTTTCCTTCTTTTTCTGCTTTTTTTGCTGCTTCTTTTGCTGCTTCTTCTGCTGCTACTCTTGCTTCTTTTTCTACTTTTTCTTTTTCTGTATTAATACTTACATATATAGTATCAATAATACCCTGATATATTTTACTATTATCTTTATAAGATGTATAATTAGTTAATAATTTATTTAAAATCTCTAACATTTTTATTATTTTGCCATTAAAATCCTTGTAATTTGTTAGATTAGGCTTTGATAAATTATCTTCAATAATTGATATGTTATTTTTAATAAAATCAGTCTTGATATTCTCTAATATATCTGTAAATGTTTCATCTTTAGATAATTGCTTATATATCTTCGCAATCTCCTTATTTATATCTTTAAGATCTTTGTAATAATCTATATTATTTACAATATTTTGTTTTGGTATATTTTGCGTATTCATAAATACTATATACGGCTTCCTGCTTAATATTGATTATTTTTATTTTTGAATATTATTAGTATTAAGTAAAAAAAGAATTTAATAAATTTAATAAGAAGCTATGTAATATTTGCTTTATTTATACTGATAGACAATTAAACTACCGCCTTTGCTGCAGTCTTGCTTGCGCTCGCTGGAAAATGATGAGAGATTAGTTTTTGAAGGATGAAATAATTAATCTCCTCACTATCACCAACATTTAGGATTTTCTTAAGTTTAGTATCCGGTAGAATAAAACGCTTATTCTCAGGCTTATTTAGATTATGCTCCTTAACATATGCATTAATTAGTCTGGTGATATCAGTTCGTGATTTCTCAGTTCCGTGGGGAACACCAATGAAATCACATAGTTCGTCTGAGATTTTATTGGGCTTGGCAAAACCAGAAGGCGAGTTCTTGGCATTCTGGCGCTTCTTCTGTGCCTTCTCAATGATCTTTTGTTGCTTATCATATTCCTTGCTCAATACTTTGAGACTTGCTTGAATTTCCTTAATATGAGAAGACAATGAGTTCACCTTATCAATAATGCTTGATAGAACATTGTCAGCTGCAGCTTCAGCAACAGGAGGTGTAGTTCCGACTACTCCTGAAGCATCTACAGACGAGACAGTTGTCGCAGGCGTAGCCTGAACTACGTGAGGTAGTACAACAGGAACTTGAGATAGGGTAGTGGGAGCTGCACCTGGACCAGCAGTAGCAGCAGCAGTAGCAGCAGCAACAGGAACAACTACAGGTTTTTTCTTTTTAGTTTGAAGATCAACAACAGGAGCTTCTTGTGAAACTGAAGGAGTAGCTGAGGTGGTAGGTTGTTTTTTGGACGGTGTAGGCATTATTTATTACTTTATGATTACATATATTATCATTTGTTTATATAATTTTTTAATTTTACATTATAAATATAAAAAATAGGTTATAGAATAGGTTATAATAATAGGTCAAATAGTCAATAATATAGGTTATAGGTTATAGGTTATAAGTCGTAGTTGTCATAATCATCAGAATATGCATCGCTATAATATTCGTAATCCGTGTAATAGTCGCTGTCATAAATGTTATAGTATTCTTCGCAATAATCTCCATATTTATCATAAATACTCTCAGTATCTTCGCAATCGCTTTGTGTAGCTACAATATTATCATTTAGTACATTATTAGTTGTAATATTAGTCATTTCTTCATAAGCAGTCTTATACATATTTTTAAGATTAATATAGTGCTGTGCTACATCATCTGTTTCAATCTCTTTTTTTTCGCGCGCTTCTTCGTTTTTCTTTTCCATACGGACTTGGTGGAAGAAACAAGGCGGGGGCTCTAATTTTTTATTAAATGAATCTTGAATGTTCTCAATATAATAATTATCTAATTCTTTTCTCAATGAATTGTCAAAATTATTTTGCGTGATATAGAAGTCAATAATAGCATTCTTGCGATATGTTTTAATTGCATTTGTATCATATTTGCGAGATACAAGATAGGTACAATAAGCATCATAGTAGTCCTTTAAAGCATCATCGTAATCAGGGTAGTTATTATTTTCATCATTGCAAATGTTCCATTTTTCTCCTGTACCATTATAAATATCCGCAAATACCGAGAAATCCGCAAAATTAATAGCAGGTACTGAAGATGTCATCATCATCTTTATTATATTAACTTTAATATAATTGAAGTATACTATATCAATTTTTAAATAATTATAAGGGAAAAAATAAATATTAAATAAATGCATTATTATGATTACTTACATTTAGCAGTTTATATAGGTAGCCACCAGGTTATTGATATATTCGTTTATCTTGTCAATCTCTACATTAGGCGAATGCCTGTATTCAATATAGAATGATTTTGATACAACACATTTATCATCGCCATTTAAATAATCATATCGCAGCATCAAAGATATCCTATTGTTTATCTTAAATTCCTTAATTGTATATGTTGAAATGTTATCAATATCATTAGTGCACGGAAAAATATATTGCGGAAACTTATCAATCTTAGAAGATAATATAAATACACTTGACTTATTTGACTTGCAATTATTATATTTTGATTTAATCATTATTTTTGATGACACATATTGATTGTCATTAGAGAGTTCATAAGTATATACCTTGTCTTTGTAATGATATGATTTATACTTCTCCTCCTTGTATTTCTTGTATTTCTTTTCAATAATACCTTCTATATTGCTATTTATATTCACATCTATTACATCTATTACATCTGCGGCATTTGCGGCATTCGCTGTGATATCTATATCTTTGCATAAGAATATCTCTATAATATTAACATCGTCTGTTATAAAATCTGTTAAATTTATTATATTCATATTCGCAATAATAATAGTTATTATTGATATCATTATATCATTTATGAAATTATATCAATTTTTGCTGTATATTATAAAAAATGATATAAAATATTACATTGTTAGTATAATAATTTGAATATGACTACTGAATACATATACTATGATTTACATACGGAAGTTGAAAAATTCAAAAAACTAAATGAGGAAAATAATAATGCAGTAGATACCGTTAATAGATATAATAAGCACAAGATACGCGAAGATTTCAAAGAGTTGCTTATGGCTAATTTGCATATATCGGAATTAGAAGTTAATGATTTAGAGATAGGGATATTCAATGCGACTATTGATTACGCCAATAATTCCAAGGTGCAATTATCTTGGAAATGTCAAATGTTTTTAGAAATATATTCTAATATCGCAAGAAGCATTTATTCTAATATTAAAAAGGATAGTTATATTGGAAATGACAACCTATACGACAGGATGATTAATAAAAAAGAGTTCCACCCGCATATGCTCCCATATATGCAATGCAAAGATATATTCCCCGAGAGATGGAAAGAGATTGATGAGCGTAATCAGTTGCGTCTAAAGGCTGCTTACGAAATTAAGTTGGTTGCTATGTCTGATATGATTAAATGTTCTCGCTGTAAAAGCAAGAAGGTTAGCTATTATGAATTGCAGACCCGCTCAGGTGATGAGGCATCTACATTATTTATGAATTGCTTAATTTGTGGTAAAAAGTGGAAGCAATAAGGAATTTATAGTATATTTACTATTTATTCTTCAAATGACATAAACTCAAAATATTCGCTAATTATATAATATGCAATTCCTATATATATTTTGGTTTCATCATTATCAACAATATTGATAATATTTTCATATATTTTTTTATTTAATATGAATCTCTCAATTGCTTTTTGAATTCCATAGTCATATATAACCTTCTCTAAATCTTCTTTGCTATACAAAGGCAGCTCTAAGTGATTGAAAATAAACCCATTAGTGCTGTTAACAAGCCATTCCTTATTTTCGCTCCTAATTTGCTTAATCTTTCCATATATACAATTTGCAATACTGTTTGCATTATTATTCAAGATGATTTTGTAATACATTGCTAAGGTGTATGTTATATCTATACTCAACCCTAACTATCAAATTTTATTATTTTTATATAAAAATTATTTACCTATTATAATATAGAAAATGAATAATATTAGAAACAAGGTAATTATGGATCTTAATTATTTATTGAGATATAAGGAATTTTTACTAAATAATAAGGTTAATAATGTGGTCGTGGCAGCAGCTGGAGTGCCCACAAGAAAAACTCACGCAAATTTTTGTTCAATTTGTGGAGATGACTGTGTATGTATGAGCAGTAGCTACCGTAAGCTTCTCAATAATAAAAACCTTATGTTATGCTCTAAATATTGTAGCGAAAATGTGTTTAAGGATTGTATTTGTTTATAGTATAATATTAAAGTGTACTGATGTATTATAATGGAGAGAATGGATATCTTAGCTTATTAAAGGAAACCCTGGCAAATGGCGAGAATAAGCTGACGCGCAATGGAAATGTTATCTCAATTTTTGGATGTATGATACATTTCAAAGATATTTCTACGGCTTTTCCTCTAATTACCTCAAAAAAGATGTTTTTTCGTGGTATTGTTGAAGAACTTCTATGGTTTTTAAGAGGTTCAACAAATGCGAATGAACTAAAATCAAAAAAGGTGCATATATGGGATGGAAACTCAACGCGCGAATACTTGGATAGCATTGGATTAGATTACCCTGAGGGTGAATTAGGACCAGTCTATGGATGGCAGTGGAGAAAGTTTGGTAAAGAGTATGAGAAATATAATGAAGAGACAGAAGAGGACATTTATAATGATATGAATAGCACAAATGATGAAACAGTAGATGCGAACACAGACAGCTTTATTAAAGGTGTTGATCAAATTAAATATATAATAGAAGAGTTATCAAAAGAAAACAATAGCAGACGTGCTGTATTATCTGCGTGGAATCCTGTAGATCTTAAGAAGATGGCGCTGCCACCTTGCCATATCCTTTATATATTTAATAAGAGTTCTAAAGGATTGTCGTGTCATATGACATTGAGAAGTTCCGATTTATTTTTGGGATTACCTTTTAATATCGCGAGCACCGCTCTACTAACTCAAATATTAGCACACACCCTGCATATACCCGCTCACGAAGTTTGTTTATCTATTTGCGATGCCCACATATACGAAGAACATACACCGCAAGTAAATAAACAGATTGATAGCGAATTATATGATTTACCAAAAGTTATTATAAAAAAAGATGCACCTGATATTAAGTCTTCAATAGATGTAAAAATAAAATGGATAGAAAGCCTCGTTTATGAAGATTTTGAATTGTCTAACTATAAATCAGGGGCTTCGCTAAGCGCTATTATGAAATAGCATAAATATGTCCGCCATAAATATGTCCGCCATAAATATGTCCCATTATTTCTTTTTATTTGTAAAAATTGACAGTTTTTAATCTTAGGTAAATCAAGCGCCAACTGCAAACAGCAACAAGTACAACAAATCACAAACAACCTACCAGCTAAACAAGCCAAGTAAGTTCATTTCAACAAGTACAACAAGTTCAACAAGTTTAACAAGTTCAACAAGCAACAAAAACCATCCTCAAGATGATGCGTATTGCTCCTTATGATGTTAACAATGAAATTAGGATCAGGAATATCATATATACTGCGTGGTTAGATGAGATTAAAAGGTGCGGTACTGACGATAAGGGTCGCGTTAGAAATCCTCTATGTATTGGAAGACGCATAAATACCAGGAGCAAGCAAGGTATTTACTCCAAGCTCTATAATTGGTGCATTGACAACTTAGTCGGCTATGATTTCAGGGGGATACCAATTCCCGAGTCCACTAAAAGGAGCAGGGTAATCAATCTTATCCTTGATATAAATATCAGCAATGTTGCATATGTCGCGTGGTTAGATGAGATTAAAAGGTGCGGAGTAGACGACAAGGATCGCGTTAGAAACCCGCTGAATATGGGAAAATATATATCTGTCAAGAGCAAAAATGGAATTTACAGCAAGCTATATAAGTGGTGTACAGATAACTTACCCGACTATGATTTCAGGGGAATACCTATTCCACTGAAAAAATACACAAGCCGTTCCACTGCATTTTAAGTAGATAAAGTAGATTTAGTTATATGTTATATATTTTTTATATTCAAAAAATTGATTTAAGTAATTCCTTATTTACATATATAAAAATGAGCAAAGAAGACTTTAGACAATATGGAGGGTCAACGCCTGAATTATCTATATCAGGATTAAAAACTTATGGTAGATTAGTTGATATTTATGATGGTGATACAATCAAAGTTATATTACCTACATTTGGTTCTTACTATAAATTTTCAGCAAGATTAAATGGCATTGATACTTGCGAGATTAGAAGCAAAGACAAGACTTTACAAGATACTGCAATAAAAGCAAGAGATAGATTATTTGAATTAGTAACAAATAGTAAAGTAAATACTAAAAATGACATAAAAAAAATATTAGAAGCTGATGTTTATTTAGTATGGGTTGAATGCGATGATAAGGATAAATATGGTAGGGTTTTAGCAAATATTTACAAAGATAAAGAAACTACAAAAAGCTTTTCAGATATATTATTAGAAGAAAAATTAGCTTATAAATATGAAGGAAAAACAAAGCTAACTGATGATGATATCAAAAATGAATTAAATATTAATTAAATATTATTTAATGATAGGCAATCCATAATCTAACCAGCCTGCTATAGGAATATTTTTAATTGGCGATATTCCATAACCATATTTTATGGATATTACATTATATCCCAGCATTTTTAACAAAGTTAAAATTTGGCTACTTGTATGTCCTACATAGCAAATTAAAAAAATAGGTTTGTTCTTAGGTATTTTATCCAAGTTCTTTTTTTCTAATATATTTAACCAATATATATTTTTAGAACCCTTAATATGGCCTTTTTTATATTCTTCTCTGCTTCGCAAATCTATTAAATAATAGTCTTTATTTTTTAGATAATATTTATTGTAAAAATCAATAGGTGTTATATAATTCCAATCATCTTTTATGCTATGCAAATATTTTCTCAAAATATTCTCCATTTTTATATTATAGATATATTATAAAAATAAATTACAGATATATATAAACTATATTTAATATACAATTATACAGATCTCAGTGCCCTCCATTTCTTAAACTTCTCAACATATACGCATACGAACTTAATGTTAGTTATTGCATTTTTATCACGAAATTCATTCCTTAGCAATTTGCTATCGCTTAGTGTTTGAACTAATGCAATTCCTATACTTGGTTTATTGAGAACATCCTCATTGTCATATAGATTATAAATATCAGGCTCATTTGTTTTAACAATATATAGAATTTTTTCTTCATTATTCAATTCATTAGCAGTAGCATTTGCCACAGTATTAGTAGCTGTTATATTGATTGATTCCTTTGCTATTACCTTGTCAGTCTTCTCAGTTTCCATACTTTTAAACTCTGTAATATCTTTCGTTTTTCTAACTACATTAATGACCGAGCTTTCATCAAAGTTATATAATTTGGGTTTATATTTAATATCATAAGGATATATATATATTCCACGACAAGTATAATTTAGATTACTTGACAATTCCATAATAGTTTCTATTGATTCTTTATACATATGAAAGTAGCTCTTCACTTTGTATTTACAAACATCTATTGTTGCATCAGGTGTATATTGATACTCAAGGAGATTATAGATAATCTTTAATCTATCTGGGAGCATCTTCTTATTTAAATAAGTTCCTTCGTAGCATACAATATCGTTTATTAGAAATGTCCAACTATCATCTTTACATTTAACCATTTCGCCATCAAGCAATGTGTTTTTAAATAGTTTCTTGTCAAACAATCCTCTCCCAAAAATAATTCGCGGTCGTTGATATCCCGGGTGAATCTTTTTATCTATAAAATACATAGTTTCTATATTATTATAGAGCGTGAAATAGAGATAATATCTATTACCATTGGAACGCAAGTTCATTAGGTGATTAGATAATATAAAATTAACATTGTTATTATCCAGATTATGGTGATGCCTTTGTAGGATTTTAATATTATAGAGGGCTTTTAGCTGGTCTAATATAATATCCTTGTGGTCATTACTTTTAATATTAAAGGCAACTCTGTCTGAAAAACTTATAATACCTTGCATTATACTATTTATAATAACTTATAAAGTATTAGTTATATCATTTTTTAGATTATTAGAATAAATTTTTGTTATTGTAAGTGTATGTATAGGCATATGTATAGGTATATGTATATGTGTAATCATATACATAAGAATAATCACTTTCATCATATACAGGTTCGTAATCATCATAATCATATGAGTTCACAGTGTTATCAAGAATACATTGAGGCATTTTGAAGTGTCTTTTATAATTATTACAAAGACTTTTTATCATTTTTTATAATTATTCATATACCATTCAATAGTTCTCTCTATACCTTCATTGAAATTTATTTTTTTATTCCATCCAATATTATTTAACTTGCCCGTATCTATTGCATATCTAAAATCATTAAAGTTTCTATCCTTATTATATTCCACCCAATCCTCTATATTTTCGTCGCTACCTTTTATATTTTTTAATAGGATTGTCGCAATTTCAATAACATTATATTCATCTGTTGACCCAATATTATAGACATTATTATTAACTCCAGACGCAACAATTATATTAATTGCACTAATAACATCATCAATATATATAAAGTTTCTCCTCGTTAATCCAGTGCCGTGAATAGTCAACTTCTTGTTTTCTTTAAGAAGCGTAATAAATTTTGGTATTATTTTTTCGGGATATTGCCTTGCGCCATATACATTATTGCATCTTATAATTACCACAGGCATATTATAGGAATAATAATAAGACCTAATAATAAACTCAGCGCCTGCTTTGGTAGCCGCATAGGGATTTGTTGGATTTAATAAAGAGGTCTCAATACTATCCTCGCAATTAATAGTTAACTCGCCATATACTTCATCCGTTGACATATGAACAAATTTCTTAATATTCCCATATAACCTACAACATTCAATAAGCTGATGTGTGCCTAAAATATTATCAATAGAATAATTGATAGAATTGTCAAATGAATTGTCTACATGCGTTTGTGCAGCAAAATGAACAACATATTCTATGTTATATTTAATAAAAAGGGATCGCAGCAACTCTTTGTCGCAAATGCTACCTTTTATAAATATGTATTTACTGCTTACGCCTTCAGTATTTTCAATATCTGCTGTGCCTTCAACATTATTTACAGATGAGCAATAATCTAATTTGTCTATATTTATTATATACTCAAAACTGCTATTATTAAATAGATTTGTTTTTAGCAATGAGTTAATATAATTAGACCCGATAAATCCACAACCACCCGTTATAAGAACAGACATAGTAATATGATATTAAATATATAATTATTATATCTTTTTATATAAAGAATATTATATATATTTCATATAAATGCATAATGATAATAACCTACTAAGTAATACCACCGAATCAGGAGATACTATTGATTCTAAAGTTTTTTTAAATGATTCGTGGAATATGTATTTTCACGATCCGTATGATAATAATTGGGACGACAAGAGCTACAAGATGCTCGGTGTAATATCAAGCGTAGACGATTATATAAATTATTTTAAGGCTTTCAAAGAATTATTTAAGAAAGGGATGTTTTTTATTATGAGACTGGATATAATGCCTCGCTACGAGGATGAATTAAATATTAAGGGCGGCTGTTTCTCATTTAAAATAATGGCAGACGAACTTGAAAATAAATTCTTTGATTTATGTGCTAATATTATTGGCGAGAACTTTGCGAACAATAATGATGAAAATATTATTTACAATATCAATGGTATTTCTATAAGCCCTAAGAAGTTCTATTATATTGTAAGAATATGGATAAAAGACAAAAGGTACGCAAAAAAAGAATATTATAATTTTGACATCCCCAAGTATTCAACCTTAATGTATAAAAATCATATTTAGTATGAAGAAAATATATATTAAATATGTTCTGTTTTACTGTAAATTTAACTAAAATTGATTAAATATCTTGCTTTCCTTATATTCAAGGAACGATACAATGACCGCTATCTCAATCTCACACATTACCAAAGATATTCTCAGCAGTCTTGGAGCAAACTTTGCCAAATGCGTCAATGGATATCATCTAATCAATGATGATCCTATAAAGGAAACGCCGTGGGAAGATATCAATGCTATCGTTCTTAATGCATCGGGGTGTGCTGTCAATACGCAAAGCAACGGGTCTCATAAGCCTGGAGCAGATTTGCATTGCACACTTGGCAGCTTTTCTAATAAATCTACACAATATGAGAAGGGCAACAGCTCATTCAAAATAAGCTCCTATCGGCTTACTACAGTATGCAGTGAAAAAGCACCTGGAGATATGCCAGCTATTATAGCTGAAATCAACAATCGCAAGAATTTCGCCTACTATTCCATTATAGTTAGAGAAGATAGTATGCATCAAATCCTATATGATTGGTATCTTGTCCCGAGCGATTTTCCTGCTCTCAATCCTGCTTGCTATAATTGGCGTCCTAAAATCGGGAAGACAGGAAAAAATAAGGATGCGATTACTGGCTGGGAAACAGACCAGCAAAATGGCTCAAGTATGTCAATATCATTTAGTATGTCTTCGCAATTGTGGATGAATGTTGCTATTACAGAAGAATTAAAAGGGTTTATAGTAGGCTCTTGTGTTGTAAATCGTGGTAGGAAGTATAACTACATCCAGCTCCACGATATGAATATATGATTCTATTACATATATTACATATATTACATATATTACATATATTACATATTATATATTATCTGTTATTTTTATATTTAACCTATCATTGATTATTTTTATATATTCAGCATTCAATTCAATACCTACAAATGGCAGGTTATTATTTTTTGCTGCTAAACATTCGCTTCCAGAACCAGCAAAAGGGACAAGAACATATCCATATGTTGCTGATTGTTTGCAAGATTTGATGAGCTTATCGCATAGTGCTAATGGTTTTTGGGTTGGATGATTTACTCGCTCGTTCATACCCGCACCTCCAGCAAGAGCAGGTATTTTTATTACATCTCTTGGTAATGCACCTTTTTCGTGTGCAGTATATGTGGTTATTTTATCGCCTTTTGAGAAGCGACCCTTTGTTGCTTTACGCTCTTTTCCTGCTGCACCATTAAGAAAACCTTCAGTATATGTTTCGCGTATCTCATCCCGGTGAAATACCTTGTCATCCTTCCATAATACGATAATACTTTCGTGTGATCTTTGCCAAAATTTGAGATGTGGCATATTTTTGTTAGTATAATGCCATATAATCCAGCGACGATTAATATTATAAGGGATTTTGGAAAGTATAAGAGCAAGGTTCTCACTAAAACCAAAGATGAACATAGTGCCGTTAGATTTAAGAATACGCAAGCACTCTTTTATCCATATTTCGCACCATAGCAAATATTCATCCATTGGCTGCTTATCACTATCATTTCCAAAATCCTTTCCTATATTATAAGGCGGGTCTGCTATAATAATTTGCGCTGTTTCAGCTTCAAATGTTGGTAATATTTCAATTGTATCCCCATGTATTATATCTTGACGTAGTATAATTTGTTCTTGAGCATTATCTGCTGCAGCTGGGAAAGTATTAATAGGGACTCTAAGCAATTCAATTAAGTCAGCCTTTATCTTCTTGCTTATCCCTATAATATTGCGTTCTTTACATATCGCTTTTAATTCATTCACAGTTTTTTTTGCATAATTAATTTCATCCTCTGCAATATTATTATTTTCCATTAATATTAGTTTATTATTAGTTTATTATTTTAAAATCATTTTTTATAATTCTTTTCATCCAATGATATCAGTATAATTGAAGCACAGCCGCAAAGAATCCCTATCATTGTTTGAGTGGATATATCATATATTTTATTTATATATATGGCGATTAGCAATAGTAATATAATTTCAAGCGCTACAAATATCCTAAAATAAGCAGGATTAGGGCAATTCTTTATTATATAGAAACTCAATATTGTTATAGCAAGAAAAGCTAATGAATATATATAATATATGGGTTTTACTATTTCATTTGTAAAATGCTCCTTGTAATAATAAACAAAAAATAGGATACTTAATATACCTACAATAATATTTACAAATATAGGGAAAATAAAATATGGAGTAGTATCATATCTAATATATGTTATTAGAGAGACCACTAAAAAACTATGTATGATAGCTAAATATATCCAGTCCATTATATTATAGTAAAATATTTTTAGATTATTAGATAGTACTATTGATTATTCTCATCTAATGATATAAGTGTGATTGATACGCATCCGCAAATCAAACCAATAATAGTTTGTATGGATATGTTATAATCCTTTTTGTAATATATAATAAATAATAGCATAACTATGATTTGCAAGGAGACAAATATTCTAAAGTAAGCAGGGTTAGGACATACTTTTATAATGTAATAACCGAGCAATGTTATAAATAGCACTACCAATGAATAGATATAATATTTTGGTTTTGCAAATTCTACAGTGAAATGCTTCTTGTAATAATAAACAAAAAATATTATACTAAATATTCCTACAATAATATTTATAATGATAGGGAATATAAAGTATGGTGTATTGTCGTATTTTTTGTATAATATCAAAAATGCTACAATAATACTATGCAAAATTGCTAAATATACCCAGTCCATTACAAAATAGGAATATAATAATATTATAATATATTACAATATTATATATCACAAGGTATAGGAATAAAGGAATAGTTAGTTATTATTTTGCGTGCGATTATATTTATATGTTAAAATTATTAAGATATATTAAATAATTTAATGTTTTCTTTATTGTTAACATTTTTAACATATATTACTATGCCCTTTAGATTTATATTATTTATGATAATGATGATTATTTCAATACATATTTTACAACCGCTCACAAATGAAAGTAATATTATTTGCGGTATTCTGTGGTTTGCTAAAACCTTTATGTATCTGCTTTCCTTTAATATCAATATATCCAAGGAAGACCTTGTAAAATATATGGAATATCTTTATAGTGATAAAAAATTTATATGCACATTTAATCACACTACGCTCATTGATGGATTTGTTTTAATTAGCACATTCCCACGCTCATCTTATTTGATACTCAAAGTTATAATATATTCTGTCATAGGATATACAGACAAGATTAATGATTTACTTGGAAATATATTTGTAGAAAAAGGTCATACAAGCAAAAAAATAAAGGAGCGCGTTGATAGCCGCAAATCTGGGGACAAGGTATTATTTATTGCCCCTGGCTCAGGGAATACATCGTTAATCCCTGGTAATATTACAGAATTTACAAGCAATGGCGCGTTTGTGCATAAATATCCTATATTACCTATAGTAGTTAAATATGAGGATGAATCGCTACATTATAACCACGATAATGGTGAATCAATGCTTCATTCGTGTCTAAAGTTATTCTTGGTGAAAGATTACAATATCAATATAAAAGTTTGCGATATGGTTGAATACGCTGATGGTGAAACAATAGATGAATACAATAGACGTGTATTCAAAATAATGAATGAGACATATCAGCTGATGTAATGTTAAATAAACAATATAAATATAAATTCAATATAAATATATAATTGATAAAGATAATAAATATTAAGTGATGAACAAAAATCTAAGTATCATTGTTGCTTCTACATTAGAATATGGGATAGGATTTGAAAATAAATTATGCTGGAATATTCCTGAAGAATTGAAGAATTTTAGGAATATTACTTTGAATTGTTTTCGCAAGAATACAAAGAACTGTATTTTAATGGGGAAAAATACTTGGTATTCACTACCAAAAGCACCATTAAAAGACAGAATAAATGTAATCATATCACTGAATGATTATGATAAAATCAAGAAAGAAATAGAGGGGATTAATGATGTTCATGTTTTTAAAACTTTAGATGATGCATTGATATATGTAGATAGTGATCCAATTATTGAGAATTGTTTTATTATTGGCGGAGCTCAGTTATATAATACTTTTCTTGAAAAATATCTAAAATATATTAAGGCAATCTATTGGTCTATTATATATGGCAAAAATTACATTTGCGATAAGTTCATAGCTTCAGATATTATTTATAGAAATTTCAGTTTCAAAAAGGAAGACATTATAATTAATGAAAAATATATATCAATGTATGGAACAAACAAAAATAATTTAAATTTTGTAATTGATGAGCCTCCTGATTAATTTTACAATCTATATTAGCAATTGACAAAGTAAATTTTCAATATATAGAGGTTCTTTGCATTTATTCGTTTGCGATAGCAAATAATCAATAGCCATCCCTATTTTTATTATTTCACATTTTAATTCTCTTTTTATAATATCAATGTCAGCGATAGCAGCGATAGCAGCGTTCGCATCGTATTGATAAGACACTCCCTTAATATTTATATAATAGCTTCCAAAGTCAACGAGCTTAATAAAATCTTGGATAATTTGTAATATGGATATATTATATTGGCAGCATTTATAGGACAGCCCTCGTATATCATCTAAGTTATTTTTATTTTTATTATAATCTTTAATAAAATCAACAAATGGTGGGAAATTAAATTCTACAAACTCTCTTGTCAATACTTCGTCTGCTAATGGATGCCTTTCTATTTCTGCTATAAATATTGCTTTAATGATATTTCGCGGTTTTGTTTCTAATAAATAATCGTTCATAGATATATTTAAATAATTGCTGAATATATCTTGTATTTCTTCAAATGTAAATAGCGGTATTCTAAAAGTACTGAAGCGACTTCTTATAGGTGTTTCAAGCCTTGTAATATAATGCGTAGTGCAAATGAATACCACATTATGTGAGTATTTTTCAAAAATTATTTTAAATTCACAAAATATTGATGACAATAAATCTATATGTTTTATAACAATATAATGCTTTTTCATTTTAACATTTTTAGAACTTATAATATGAATCAGGAACGAAGTTATTTTTTCTATATTTTTGATGTTCTCTGGGTTCATTAGGTCTATATCTATATAATGCTGGTTTTCAACATATATTATACTTTTTTCCCATATATGCTCAGTCTTATTAAAAGGTGCTGTTATATTAAATAACCTTATTAATAATGTATTTAGATAACTATCAATAGGAAAGCCAATAGGGGTATATAGTAGTTTGTTATTAGATGATAGCAATATATTTTCTAATATTAACTTATATCTCGTATTATTATTTATAATATCTGGAAAAACATCTTCTAATTTATCCCAGTTAGTTTTAACCATATGCAGACTGGGATTTTAAATATATATAATCTTATAATCTTATAATCTTATATTACTCTTTTCTGTTTGCGGTAATATAAAGATTATGTATTATTAATATAATATGTAATTTATATGGATGTATGTAGAAGCGCTTAATTTGAATATTGAGAATATTGATAAATATACGAGAGAAGAGATCAAGAATATATATAAAAAAATAGCATTAGAATGTCATCCAGATAAACTAATAAATGTTAACAACGAAGATGAGAGAGCTATTAAGATAGAGCGCTTTAAAAAGGCGAGCATAGGCTATAAAAAGGCGGTTGAAGATTTTGATAATTATGGGAAATTAAATTATAGCAAAACAGATTATAATTTTAACAATTTAGCAGATGATTATGAAATATATAATAGTTTTGACTTAAATTTTTGGAAAAATACCTATGACGGAATCTTTAAAGACAAGGATAAAATTAAAAACACCTTCATAGATGTCGCGAGCTATTTCTTTAACAAGGGCTTCAAAAATAAAAACTATTATAATCCATCTACTAAAATAATAAAGCACAATATAAACTTACCAATAACTTATTTTGACTTATGTAGTTTAAGCAAAAGGAAACTTCGTATTTTGCTCAAAAATGTTAAAGAACCAGTATATATAACTCTTTGTTGCAAAAGCGATTATCCGTGTTTAACCAGGCAGTATATTGACGACGATAGCATAGAGCACGAAATTATAATCAATATGATTATTGAAGACGACGATAGCAGTGAATGCGAGAGTGAGGGTGATGGTGATGGTGAAGGTGAGGGTGAAGGTGGTAGTGGAGATAGCGAATGTAGTAAAAATATTGAAACAGTTAGGTATACTCATAGTATAATTAACAGCAATGATGGGATAAATAAGATAGATTTGAATATTACTTTGGATATAAATATATTAGAGTATTTAATAGGAGGAATTAGGAAAATTAAATATGTTGATAATACTTGTATGGATATTGCTATTGAACCATTCAAAACGTGTGATATTATAATAAAAAACAAAGGGCTGCTTGGTGGTAATTTAAATGTAAAACTAATATTTAAGAATATTACTTTGAAAGATTGGAAAAAGATTAGCGAAAAGAAAAGAGATAGGGTTATTAATATTATTAAGAAAATGTATGTATAATACTTGCGATATATAAAGATATTATCAAGATATTATATAAATATTATTAAAATGAAAGCATACTTTAATGGATTTTGGCAGGGTTTCTTTGAGAAAACTGACCCTATACATATTGAGTTTTTTCTTAAACTATTGACTGATGTATTTAGCGAAGATATTGAAGTTTCTTATAATTTAGAAGATGCTGAAATATTAATGGAATCTATATTTACGAATACTTCTTATATTAATCACAAGAATTGGAATGCATCTTTTTTATTTACAGGAGAATCATATTATGCCCAGTGTATGAATAATAACCTTTCGCTATATACTTGTATTATGGGGTTTAATCCTACTATCAATAATTTTGTAGAGTTCCCTTTCTATATTGTATATCTTAAGTCGTTCCCTGATATGACTTTTACGCCTACTCAAACAATAAAAAATAATTATACAGCTGCAGTAATATCCAATGGTAGCTTAAATGAGCGCACAGCTTTCTTAGAAAAGTTAGAGCTGCGGCTTCCTGTATTATATGGAGGGAGCTATAAGAATAATATTGGAAGGAAAGTAGAAGGTAATTTTGCGTCTGAAAATCTTTTAAACTTTTATAAAAATATGAAGTTTGTAATAACTATGGAAAATACTAAAATCGGGCATTATATTACAGAAAAGCTCATTAATGGGCTTCGTGCGGGAACAATTCCTATTTACTGGGGTTCGCGGCATATATCTAAGTATTTTAATAGCAAGCGCTTTATAATCCTTGAAGATACTACAGAAGGCTCTATAAATGAGGTAATTGATAGAATGGTTAATATGAGTAATGAAGAGTATTTTCAAATAGTCAATGAACCGATATTTAATATTGATATCAATACAGTTTATGAAAATGCAATTAATAATATTAAAATGCTGGTATTAAAAAATAAAAATTGATAGTGTCCTTTTACCTTTACAATTATATAAACATTAAATAATATATATATATAGTTTAGTATCCTGTATAGGATACATCCAGCAATTCAACCTTATTAATTGATGACAGTCTTCACGATGTTAGTATCCTGTATAGGATACATCCAGCAATTCAACCTTATTAATTGATGTCAGTATTCTGTATAGGATACATCCAGCAATCTCCAAACTATTATTCTAATGACAGTCTTCACGATGTCAGTATTCTGTATAGGATACATCCAGCAATCTCCAAACTATTATTCTATGACAGTCTTCACGATGTCAGTATTCTGTATAGGATACATCCAGCAATCTCCAAACTATTATTCTATGACAGTCTTCACGATGTCAGTATTCTGTATA